GTGATACGCGCGTTTATTCCGGAACGGAACCAAATGTCGGGAACGTCGTGTCCGTCACTTGGGCGACGTGAGCATAATTCGGGTCTTGGTAGTAGTAGGTTCCCGAGTTTGTCCAGATGCCCTGGTCCGTCTCGATTTCAATCCGCACCTGTGGATACTTGTTGAAGTCCTGCCCGGAGGTATCGGCGAACGTACAGGTAACATTGCCGGATATCCAATTGCCATAGTTGGCTGTGGTATCTGCGCCCAATGTGGTGTGCGCTGTCGGGGTGATAATCCTAGTCCCCGCGGTTGTAGTGTCGATCACTTGAGAGAGATTGGCCGCAGCCAAAGTGCCATCAAAGCCGGCAGCGGTGATCGTAAGCGTGCGGGTGCCGGACCCTACCGTGTCTGCAACAGGCACGTAGATAGTCATCTGCTTCAGATTTCCCCACACATACATCGGGCTATTGAAGTATCCAGACGTATCCAGCATCTGCCCATAGAATGTCTTGGTGGCATAGCTAAAGAGCGGTGTATTACGCGGCGCGTAGGATTGATCGTTGAGCCTTGGGTGTCCCGTACAGTCGACCGCCGTTATGCGAGGACAGGCGTGCGGATTGAACTTTAGCGGATTGAGCACAACAGACGGTGAGCCTGATTGCGTTGACGTGCTGGCGACCGCGGCACCGCCTTTACTCCTGGACAATTGGAATGTCGTGGCTCCATTGGAGTTGACCACCCAGTACACGTAATCCGGATAAAACCCGGTCGGGATCAGTAACGCTTCCTGCTGCTTGAATATGACGGGCGTGTCGTTCGGGACGTTGGTCCCAGTCGTAAACACGCACGGAGTCGCATTCGTTGCCGTGAACGTATGTACGACTGTCGTTGCGGCAGGAACCGCCGTCAACGTGGTCTGCATGTTGAACGTAGGCGTCACGTAAATCGTCACGTTGGCCAAGGATCCAGTCGTGTTGATGGCCGTAGTCGGCGACGCGAGGGCATCTCCCAATTGAAAATTGTCGGCGTCCACTGTGATGACGGCATACGGATAGAAGGGATGTAGGCCGAGTGGGAGTGTGGTTTCAGCGCCCTGGAACATGACGATGGTCCCAGCCGCAAGAGAGTGCCCAACCCAATGCACGACGGCAGGGCTGGCCGCGCTTACGCTTACAGCATGGCTCGTCGTGAAAGTGCGGGTCACATTCAGAATTTTTCCGGCACCGCCCATGTTGTCGAAGGCGTTGGCCATGTCATTGAGATAAAACGCCGACCCCGGAACTGCCCAAGAATTAGCAAAATTGGTTGATTGAAACAGACTTTGATAGTTCTTATAAAATTCAGGAATAGAAAACACACCCTTGGAAAAGGTCCAATTGTTAAGAGCCATAAAGGTAAATGTGTTATCCAATCGATTGGCAATCTGAAAATTTCCAATGACGCTATTTTCTAAATAGATTGATTCCGATCGTCCGAACCCGAGTTGTCCCAACTGAATTCCATTCGAAGCATTCGAATTTCGAACAGTCGTATTTCGACCGGTTCCGGCAATTGTCAAAACATCGCAATTATCGATGGTTAGAAAGTTCGGTCCTGCCCCTTCTACTTGAATAGTATCGCAATTTGACACGCTTCGAATTGTGGCGCGCTCGACTCCTTTATCAATGACGATGCCTGAATATTCACCCTGACCATCTCCAAAAACAGTATTGTCAACCAGGAGGTCTTGTGACTGCCCAATAACCGCACCGTCTCCGCTAAACCTACAATCGATCAATGCAACGTCTCGACCGGCAAATTGATTCTGCATATAAGAATCAACCCGCAAACCTAATATCTTATAAGCCGAGTCCCAGAATGCCGGAAGGGGAACAGCCACCCCTGGACCCACCACCACTGTTGACGTGTTCAAATCGGTTGCGGCATAAGGAATCCCTTGAAAGGGAAGGTACTGCGGAGCCGTGTCGACGTAACCGCGCTTGGTCAACACCGACCTTCCGCTTGTGCCGCCAGTTGTGAATCCAAGCGTTATCCGCGTCGACCCGCCGACACCCGCTCCTGGGTTTATTGCTTTAATGGGAAGGTATTCAAATATAGCCGGATTAAAAGGTGTTGATTGCCTTTGGCCGAGCGTGTTCATGGTGTCCAGGGCACCCAACATCATCCAACCGCCAATATAGAACAATGCGCTTGGCGGGCTGATGACATCGACATAGGGCTGGCCCGGCGATGTTGGTTTGAGAAGAGCCTGACCATACGGAAAGAATCCTCCGTATGTGAAGCCGGCGTTGGAGCCACCGCCAAAACTAGCGCCCGCACCAGAAATGATGGAGCCGTAAGCATTCAATATAAAGTTCCTAAGTCCGGCGAACTGGGCGTTGGATGATGTAAAGTAATTTCCGGGATCAAGAGTTAGATACATCAATTCTTGGTTGATGAAATAGACAGTGGCAGTGCCAGACCCAAAATTAATCGATGTCGGATAAGCGAATCCCGAATAAATGGTAGAGTTGCCGTTTGTCAGAAGCGTCCAGGGATCGACGGATATGAGTTGAAAATCGGTTGCAGTCATCCCAAAGAAGGAAGTGTAATACACCGTGCCAGCGACTAATGGAGACGGAGGCGAGCCGGAAAATACAACAGGATCACCAGCGCGAAGGCCGTGCGGATGCGGAGTTGAGACCGTGCCGGGGGTGCCTGATGTGAATGTTGCAGTAATTGTCTTATTGTAGGTATTCGGACCAGGAGTCCAATCCCCAGGGCTTTTGTGGAGCCCGAGGGTCCGCAAGCCCTGCGTCATGGCCAGGAACGCAGTGGCATTATCCGTCACGCCATCACCAACAAGGCCATAGGTAGAGGTAAGATTAACACCACTTCCGGTCGCGCCCCCCGACGCGCTGATGACATCCCCGACAATTGTGATCGTCGTTCCGTCCGGCCTGACAGCACCTTTCGCCAGCGTGGTAGCAGTTGGAAGATCAGCCGCAACCAGCGCCCGGAATGTCGGCGTTGCAGAACCGCCGGAGGCCGGTCCAGACAGAACAACATTGGGAGCCTGAGAGGCAAGCGTTACAGCGAACGTCCCTGCCGTCGTGATGGTGGCGGGACTCACATTCAGGAATGATGGCAGTGTCAAGGTAACACTGGTAACCGTCCCGCTTCCGGATACTCCGGAAAGCGTATCCCCCGCCTGCAATTGCTCTGGCAGGCCGGTCGGACCGAGGACGAGGGGAAGACGGGATGTCATTTAGAACTGAAATCCCCAGGCATTGATTTGAGTGGCGGTATTTCCGGTAGCGCCGGGCACGGTCACCGTGATCGCCGCCGCCGCGGCGCTGGCCGGAATGCAGGGCGAATATTCCTTGCCGATCGACGTAGTGACGACCGTTGCGCCCGCCGGAAACACATAGCTATAACTAAGCGTCGTGCTCCCAACCAATGTGGCCACAGCTACGACAACTGTTGTCGCGCCAGTAGCGCCGAGACCGGAAACCGTAAACCCGCAAATATAGGTCGTTTTCCCCGAGGCCAGTGCGAGCGTCGCGGCTTGCGATGTTGTGTCGGCCCCAGAGAATGCGCCACCGATCGGTGTTGCACCTGCCGGATAACCGGCGGCGCCCGCAGTTCCTGTGCATGGAATCGCCTGCGATGCGCTGTTGAGGCACATCTGGACGGAGCCGCCGACCGACTGATTTCCGGGGGTCGGCCAGTTGGCCTGGGCGCCCGCGTATTCAATGCCCAGCAGCAGCAGGGCTCCGGCAATGAGCGCCGCTGGCAGGAAACGCCCCCAGAATATGGCTTCGTCCACTTTCATGTGTCTCTACCTTCTGCCGCGCCGCCGCCAGCGAGTGATAATTTCGCCTGCACCAGTCGTGGGACCGCCGCCACCAGTGGCCACTGCGGTCATTCCTCCCTCGCCGGCGAATGTCGCCGATGCGACGTATCGCGCATTGGCAGCAGCAACAAGGCCGCCAATACCGTCGAATTCCGCCTGGACGACATTACCCGGAGTGAGGACGGTACCGGCCGCCGCAAGGCCGCCGACGCCAGCAAGAACGATTGATGCGAGTTGCTGTGTACTCGCGGCAAGGCCGCCCGAACCGGCCAGCGTCGCCGACGCAAACTGGACTACACCACTATCGGCCTCGACAAGGCCCCCAGTTCCGGAGAGCGTCGCCGACGCAAACTGGAGCGGACCGATGGCATCGGCAAAAAGACCGCCGACGCCGCCGAATTGCACCGATACGAACTGGAGCGGCCCGGACGCGCTCCCCGTGAGCGCGCCAGTACCGGCCAGCGCAGCCGAAGCAAACTGAATTGCACCGCTATCGGCTTCGGCTAGCGCCCCAGTGCCCGCCAGCGTGGCTGAGGCAAACTGTATGCCCCCGCTATCTGCTTCGATAAGGGCGCCGACACCGGCAAGTGCGGCCGAGGCAAACTGTATGCCTGGGCTATTGGCCGAGAGCCCGCCGACACCCGCTAAAACAGCGGATGTGATCTGTTGAGTGTTGGCGGCCAGATTGCCGATGCCGGCAAATGTCGCGGCCGTAAACTGAACCGCGCCGCTGTCCGCTTCCGCAAGACTTCCGACGCCGGCAAGCGCCGCAGAAGCAAATTGAACGGCGCCTGAATCAGCCTCGGTGAGCGAGCCTGAACCAGCAAGAACCGCCGAGGCAAACTGGATGGCGCCGCTGTCGGCTTCGGTAAGGGCGCCGACACCGGCGAGCGTGACCGAAGCAAACTGGAACGGCCCTAGCGCGCTGGCGGTAAGGTTACCGGACCCCGCTAATGTCGCCGACGCAAACTGGACTGCGCCGCTGTCTGCTTCGACAATGCCGCCAGTACCAGCGAGCGTCGCCGACGCGAACTGGAATGGACCGAGAACGCTGGCAGTGAGACCACCGGCGCCCGCAAGGATCGCCGATGCGGTCTGCGCCGCGGACGGCGGCGGCGGGGGCAGCGGTTGCCACTGCCAAACAGAGTCCTCCGGGGGCCGCGGCACCCAGAGGGGAGACATGTACGGCGCGGTGGGAGCAGCAAGAATCGTCGCGGCAGCAGTAAGGCCGCCCTGTCCCCCCAACGTCGCCGACGCAAATTGCTGCGGCGTCGTTGGTGCGCCGGTTAACCCGCCGACTTCTGTAATGACGCCTACGGCATTACGGGCTGTCATAAGCGTCTAGCCCTATGCCAGAGTAATCCGAAGAGCCCCTATGGAAAATGAAACAGAATCACCGGAAGACGCCACCACCGCCGTCGAAAGGGTGCCCCAGGCCAGCATATTTCCGGAGTTCGAACTGCCAAGCCCGTCCCATATCTGGAATCCGGTATAGGTCGCCCTTGACAATAGGTTGAATACGATCGCCGAAGCATTGGCGACCGTGCCGGAGCTGGCTGGCGATCCCGCTGCACCCCACGTCGCCGTTTGTCGCGCATAGCCGGAGACCGATGCTTCCGATCCCGCAATGCTGGTTGGCACTCCAAGCGACAGGCCCACACCCCAGGCTGTCGGCTTTGTCGGCGACCCGCCAAACACCCAGGAAAGCATGCGCTGCTGCATGTATTGCGACGTGCCGCCGGCCATCAGCTTTTCTTTATGATCTCGTATCCCGCATCGCGTAAACGGGAAATCAGATGCCGCGCCGCAACGATATGCTCATGGGCTGCCTCGCCGGGATTGGGGGCTATCGCACGGGCGATCATCATCTCCAAAGCCGTCACGACTTCGGCATGCGCCGTCAACGCCAGTTTAGCTCCTACGCCTGCCATCGGTTTGACTCCCGATCCATAGGGTAATTCCACCAGCGCCAGACGTGCTGCATCATAAAGATCACAAACACCGCGGCTAACGGATGCGAATCCATTTTGTAACAGCACAGTAGCAGCACACCTAACGCTGCGAAGTTAAACACAATCGCCTCACGCCAGCGTAACTAGGATCGATCCGGTCGGGATCACCAAACTCTCTCCGCTCGCCATCGTACGCGCCACCGCGAGAAGTCCCTCGAACAACATATTGCCGCTGCCTGCCGACAACATGGTGTCCCAGATTTGCAGGCCGGAAACCGTCGCGGCCGTGGTGAATGGGCCGAACGTGACGGCGCTGGCATTCGAGACTGTGCCGGAGCTGGTCGGACTGCCCGCCGAACCCCAGGCCATAGATTGCCGCGTGTAACCAAACGTGGTCGATAACTCGCCTCCGGCAATGGAAGTCGGAGACGACGTGCCCAGACCGACGCCCCAGGCCGACGGCTTGGTCGGCGATCCGCCGAGCACCCAGGAGAGCATATTCAATTGCATGTATTGCGAGATGTTAGCCATGGTCTATCTCCAGAAGTTCGGCCGCGGTCGAAACAACGGTTTCAACGCTGATGTCGGATATGCACGCCGCTCCGTTGTTTTCCTTGTTGGGCCGACAAGTCTCGATCCCATTATGGAGCCTGTGACAAGGCCAGCACGGAACACGGCCTTGATCAGCATGCAGCGTCCTGGTGTTCACCCAATGCGATGTGATGTTCTTCGCGCTCGCATGCGACAGCATCATGATCTTTGGCATCGACTCGAATGCCACGGCCCACATCGGTCCTGTGTCCGGGCCGATCACGAGATCGCAGGCGCCGGCCATGGCGAGAATGCGACGCATCGGCCATTGTGGATTAGCGGCATCGAGCGACAGAGCGGTATTGAGCCCTTTTGTCGATCCATTGTGCCGGGCGACTTCGCTCTCGACAGTCTGCGCCATCTCGATATGCTGTAGCGAGGGCGCGCCGAGCAGAATGACATGGGCACCCAATTCCCGGATGATCCGCGAAATGGCCATCGGAGCGTAGGCCCATACTTTGTCTATCCTCGTCCCCGACAGGCACCATCCGACCAGCCGATCCGAACCGAACTGCCGGCGCTTTTCGACAACATCTTCGCACTCCTCATCGGTTGGCCAGAACAGCCGACCGAATTCGTGTGGCATGCCAAACATGTCGTGGACGAGTTCGATGTAGCTGTGATCCGCCATTTTGCGGCGGAACGGCGCCGGCCAATAGAATGCGGTCTGTCCTGGGAAAAAAGCGACTAGGTGTTCCATGGTGTGGGACAGATTGGCAAACAGATCGTATTCCCGGCCACGCGTATCGAACCACTGTTGCCATTGCAGTCCGCCATCGCCGGGAAAGTCTTCCTTCTGCTTGACGATAAGCCGATCCATGAACGGGTTGTTTTCGAACATGACGTGGTGTGGCGCTTGCGCAATCACTTCCGTCATGTAGCCGGCGCGCTTGAGCGGCGCGAGCACGGAAGCGGCGACCAGATTGTCGCCGACGCCGCCCATGCGGCAAACGCCAGCCCATTTCTTTTTGATTTCTCGATCGACCGGCGGCCAGACGACGTTGATCGGCGCAATGGCGGGGCGCTGGAGCATCACAACACCGCCCCATGCTCAAGCGCCGCAACCATGGCTTGGCGTCGCATGGCGTGATCGCGGTCGATCTCGCGCAGTCCAGTGATATTGGCATCGCCAACCACGCACAGCATGTTGAGCGACACGGTATCGCCGAATATCTCGCGATTGATAAGCGGCGTGTGGCCATAGAGCCGATATCCCATATCGGAGATGAGGGCGATCAATTCGTCAGACTTTTCCTTGCGGTCGTTTTCCACGTAAAGCACCGGCCGACATCGTTCGATGGTCTGATGCGCACCACGCAATACGCTCGCCTCCATGCCCTCCACATCGATCTTGATAAGGTCGACGCGCGTCATACGGAACGAGTCAAGCGTGATCACTGCAACCTCTTCGCCGCTCTCCCCGCCGATCGAAAGGCCACCGAAGTTTCCGGTTTTGTCGTAATCAACCGGCGGAACGCGAACGGTCCCGATCTTCTCTCCGGCGGCTCCCATCATGGCATTGGCGTTGGTGATCTCATTGAGCGCGAGATTGCCAACGAGCATCTGATACATTTGCCGCTGAGGTTCGATCGCAAACACTTTGCCGTCTCGGCCGACCGCCTTGGCAAACCATATGGTATGCGCACCAATATTGGCACCGACTTCGACCACCACGTCGCCAGGGCGCACGATCTGCTGCCACAACAGAATCTCTTCCTCGGAATATGTGCCTGACGTATTTAGCGAGCGCCCAATATAGGCGTCGTTATCGTAAAACATCAGCCGGCCATGGCGGCATTGCTTGACTTGGATCATACTGTCACATGCTCTCATAGACCATATAACATCCCATCGCGCCCGGCGTCCCTCCGGTGAATGCGCTCAACGAAACCTCACCCCCGGTAGATGCAACGTTTCCGATCACGACGTAACATTCCTCGATTTTGTTTGCCTTCATGAACTGGATGCCGCCGTTAGCATTGAAGGACATGTCCTGCAGCAACAGCGTTGACGAGCGCCGCGGTTTGAGGGTTGCATTCGTATTCCCAACGAGAGCCGGCGCTGCCAATGCCGCTGTCGCTGGATTATTCGGCGCGTCATTTTGTGTCGCCCCCAAGGAATTACTGCCAGTCCCGACTTGGCTGTCCTGTGCGAGCTGCATATAGGTCGGCGCGGATGACGTGGCCTGGCCGTTCATCTTGATTTCCCAGATATAATTGATCTGGGTGTCGCTGCCGCCTCGCAGGATAAACGGATAGGTGGCATCAACAAGGTCCACAGTGTCGGCCGTTGCGGTCGGCGTGATCGATGTAACGGCCGTCGTGCGTCGAGCCATGGCGTTTCCTTAGAACCTCGGTAGCATCCTGGTAAACGGCTTGCCCGTCACCATCGCATCGACGTATTCCGCAATAAACTTCTTCATTGGGTAGCACTCGCCGGTCCGCACGCGGTCGGCTTCGCAGAGATCGCAGACATAATGATCACACTTCGGACAGTACCCCCGTGATCGCGTCCGCTTGGGATTGAGCACGACGCTGGCCGAGCAATGCGAACACTTGATGAATGGTGCCTCGAAAAGCATCCCTGCCGGCACCGGAATCGCATTGCTCCCAACCGCCAGCGCCTGTTCCGGCGTGATCCCCGGACTCTGCCGGTGATCAACGCAAAAGTAGCCTTCCAATTCGCGCTTTGAGAACATGGATTGGATCATATCTCAAGAAGTTGAGGGGTATTCAGGAATGGTAGAAGCGCCGCCTTAACGGCATCCATTATCCCAGAACCACCGTTCGAACCGCTGTTCATTGTGGCCTGAAGCGATGTCTGCGTCGCAGATACAATCTGGTATTCAACCAACTGAAAGTTGTGACCATCACCGATCATTGTCCATCCGGCCCCTGCGCTTTCTGGATCGCCTGAGGGTATATAATTGGCGAAGATAAAATCATTGGCATTGTCCGTACTGATCGAGGCAAGCGCGCTTGATCCGGACTTTGCAGGCACGCTCGCATTGGTATCAAACGGAGAAACGGTTTTTGCTCCGGACACCCCAAACGCAACCGCCGTGGTATATGCCGATCCGGTTGCGATCGTTATCGTGGCTGTCAATGGTCCGGAATAGGTGCCCCACCATAGCTCGGTTCTGTTGGTACCCCCCGTACTTTGGTCCCTAAAAGCAAGGTCTGGAATATCGGGTGATGTCACCGATGTCGGGATGCCGACGGAGTTATTGGAAATAATGGCAACGTAGATAATCCCAGGGCCGCCAGTTGTGGTCAGGCTAAGCGTAACCGGCGTCGTCGTCGAGTGGTTCTGGGTCGACTGGCCGTCGAGAGAAAGGGACATCAGCGCCCCAACCTTCCCAGCGCTTCCGCGATCACATTCTTGACCTTATCATGCTCGGCACGTTTCCGCTCCAGATCACTTGATACCATCGCATAGTTAATTTTGGCTTGATCTATCTTAGCCTGCCATTCCGCGGCATCTTTTTTTAATTCTCTCACGCGGTCCGCAGCTGTATCGACCTGCGCCCTAGCTTGTGCGATGGACTGTTTGTTTTGTAGCTCAATCCTTTCAACTGCGCGTTGCAAAGTAACGTTTTGGGCATTTATTTTGTGGGAAATATTGTCAAGTTCGGTTTGCAACCGCTCAACATCTCGTTTTGCAGCCGCATCACGTTCGAGTTTTGCTTGGGCTTCCGCGGACTTCGCCGCCGCAAGCCGGCGTTCTGATTCAGCCACCTGACGATCGGCCACATCTTGGATGCTGCCGATCTGCGCCCATTCCTGCAAAGTCTCCAGCAACCCCGGAAACAGTTCGCCAAACTTCTTCGCGGACTCGAAAGCCTGAATCTTCTGTTGCGCTGTCGTCATGGCTTGGTCCTGCGATAAAGGGCGGTGACGGTCACCGCGGTCGTCCCGTCGCCGTTAGTCACGCGAGGGCGGGCGAAGACCACGACTTGCAGTACTTCATAAATATCCGCAGCTGTGATATTCAGAAGATTGTTGAAGGGATCGCGCAGCGTGTGGAAATTAACTCCATCATTGGAGCCTTCCCATGACAGATTAAATCCGGCGCCGAGCGTGCCATCGACCTGGACGCTGCGATCGGCAAATCCAATAAAGGTGGGCGGTTTGGTCACCGTCAACCCGGTATCGCCGTTAGCCATCGCCCAGGATATGACCCAGCCGTCACCATCATCAACGGAATTGGCAAAGGCTATGGTCGGGACAATAATACTCATCGTGCCGCCGCTGCTGCAGGCCGTCGCCGCGCCTGCATCGCCGCAGCCTTGCGCTTGGCCGCATGCTCGGCTTGTTTCGTCTGATGTTGCCGCTGCAGTTCTGCCATCGCGAACTCATGCTCCTGTCTGGCCTGCTCGATCTGCATTCTGATCTTCTCGCGCTCCGCTTCGACGCGCATCATTTCCATGCGGAGGTCTTGCGCGTGCTGTTCGCGGGCGGCTTGCTGGTCCTGCGTCCGCGCAAGCGCGTCCTGTTGCGCATTGAATTTTTCCGCTTCTGCCTGCACGTTCGCACGCTGGACTTCGGCGGCACCCTTCTGCTGATCCTGCTGAAACTTGAGTTGCGCCGAGCGTTCGTCGGATTGCGCCTTGAGCTGGACGGCTTGCAGCTTCGGATCGGGCGGCTGGCTCTGCGCTTGCTGCTGCAGCTTCTGCTCGATCGACTTCTTCATTGCCGCCGGCATCGGCATGAATTCGAGCTTGATGCTCCACGGGATGGTCGGATCATCCTTGATGATCTCGTAGGCGTCCTGCATGAGGTTTGCGACATCAGGCCCCTCGTCCATCGATATCTCGACGTTCAATTGACCTATCGCATTGATGATGACGGGCTGGCCCCATTCATCCAATTCCATGCCGTTGATCTGAAAAAATTGTGGGAGCCCTTGATTGTCAGTCACGCGAATCCAGCGATCGGCTTGCCAAGTCCGCGAAACGATATTCCAGATCGCTTTGTAGACCCGGAGTTTCCAGGCACAGTAATTGCGGAGGAAAGACCCTAGCTCAGCCGTTCCAGCCTTTTGCATGTAATTGATGGCGACGCCGGAATGCTGGTCATCCTGCGCCATCAAGGTCGGGTTTACATTGATATAGGACTGGATTTGCTGCCTGGCATCCTGCATCAGCGCCAGTTGATTGGCGAGATCGGCGGCCTTGTTGGGATCGGCCGCGGGCGGCTCAAAACCCATGTTGTATTCGATATACCCGTCTGGTCGCGCATTCTCTCGGCGCGCGACCTCGACGCTATCGACCGCGCCTTTCTGCCCGGTCAACTTGGTCACATTCGACAGAAACAGCGCCTTGCTGCGCCGTTGATTCACTTCGTCCTGCATGCCCTTCAGAGTGCGGACAAGGCCATAGGCATCGCCGTCGTGATCGATGTTCGCGCGGAACATAACGAACCGGGACATTGGCTTGCCGCGCTCGTCTAGGAACGGCGATACACCTTGCGCCAGCAAAAGCATCGAGCAATAGAATGCCCAATACCACATCCCATCATGAATATACCAGTGTTCGACGAGACGCAGCCGCTTTTCGTTGACGTAAATCCACTTGTACTCGCGATCGGCATGCGTGGTGAGATCGAAGCCGGTCTCCACCATCAGCGTCCTAAGTTCTTCCTCCTTGTCGGGAAAAAGCTCGATCGCCTCTTCTACGTCGAGCCACTTCGCGAGCCCGTGGAATCGCCCGAGCACTTGAGGCTTGATATCGCGGGGATCGTGGAAGAAATCATCCCCATACACGATTTCCATTGCCACATCGGGGTCGTCGTGATCGCCCTCGATCAGCTTCAACTCGATCCCGGCGATGCCCTCGATGCCGGCTTGCGTAGCGCATGCGCCATCCAGAAATTTCCATTGATTGCCTTCTAGCACCGACCGCACCGCTTGCGTGGCGATCTCGGCGCCGTCCGCATTCTTGGGATTGCGCGGGAAAGCTTTCGGGTCTTGCCTCAACCGCGTCACAAGGCCGGCGACGCTATCGATCTTTCGGTTGATCTGGTTATCGGTGATGATGGGCTGGCGGCGCTTGCGGAGAATTTCGATTTCTTCGGGACTCCATTGAGCTCCATGGTACATGTGGCGCGACTGCTTGGCCTCCTCGTACTCTTGAACACATGCAGTCAGATAATCAATATATTGTTGCCTAAGCCTGCTTACCGGCCAGAAGCCGTCGTCTCCCCCGGAAAAATCGAAATCATCCGGCGCGTTCGTCGACCAGTAGCCGAGCGTCCCGTCACGCGAGACAAAATTGGAGCCTTTAGACGGGAGGGGCATTAATGCAAGTCCATCAAAGCACGAGAATCGGGATGATCAGCTCCAATACGCACCGCCTCACCATGTTCTTGCGTCACAGGCTCTAGCGCCCTCGCCTCTTCAAGCCGCGCATAAGCCCCCACGATGATCGAACACCACACGAGGCCCGTAACGGCAACCGCGAGCCAATTGGCTTGAACGTCACTCATCGAACGTTCTGCGCCGAATCAGATAATCCGTCCTAAGCCACTCTTCCTGTCGCCGCTCGCGCCAGCCTTCCAGCACGGTCCGCAGCTCACCCGGGTCCGAGTATCCGTCCGCCATCATCTTGTCGACAATGACGGCGCCGAACTCATGGACGAGGGCGCGGAAGCCCTTGGGCATGCGGTCGATGGCGGACATCACGCGAAGGGAGTTTGGATCAGGCACGGCGCTTATTGATCCGCTTTGAAACCATCAACCAGATAACCCACAGTTTTCCAGTTTTCGAATCAAGTCGAAAAATTGGTTTTTGCCCCGGCCTAATTCGTGGGAATCGTTTCATTGTCGCCCCTCATCGGGCATCCCTCAATTCGCCCGTCGTCTGATTTCAGCATCGATCTCTTCCGGTATGACTCCATTGAGAATTTTACGAATATCACGAATGAGATTGTTGGCTTGATCGACGCATTCAACCTTTACCTGCACAACCTGGCCAACGTCGGCATGGATGATCGCCGATACATGCTGAAGAACATTCGTTGGGTATTTTCGCAAATCCATGCTCATTGCCGCCCCGCCGCTACCTCCACAAAATACGCATTGATCTCGTGCAAGATCGCATCGACGCGATCGACATCACGCTCGGTCGCATAGGTCGGATCATCTTCGTCAAGCATGTCGGAATAGACGAACGAATCGATCAGCGCCTTGGCGCCCGCATAGAAAAATCGCTTGTAAGTCTTGACCAGATCGGCATGCGTCTCGGGCGGGATGGTCTGTTCCATGATGGAGCGCCAGGCGGCATCGATCACACGACTCGTGGTGAGGGTGCGGGGTTCAGACGCGGCGCCGTTGTTTTCTGGTTTAGCGTTTTTCGTTTTCATGCGTTTTGTCATCGGGGAATAGTTCCTTTGCTTCCTCCAATGAAATCCAACGTCCATAGACGACAAACCCCGCATAATAAACATTTAATGAGGGATCGCGCTCCATCAAATCTACGATCGGATGCTTTCTCATGCCGGAAACACCTGTACGACGCCGAGCCGCAGCCCGGCTCTGAGCCTGATGGTCTGGAGCGTTAGATCGTGAATCTCGGGCAGTACGTTGCGGAGCGTGATGCCGGAGACGGTCGAGAGAGCGATGGCGCGGAGGCGGATCAACGGGGCCACTTTGTCAAACTTCGGTCTACTGCCTCCCGGCCGAATATCTTTCCGAATGCCGCTTGCCATTCTGCCTCACTATGGGCAAATGGTCCGACCTTCGCCGCCTTCATCTGGTCAAGCATTCCGGGCGGCAAAGTGGAAGGATCGAGCGTGCGTTTTACAATGTAATCCAATTCGTCGCGAGACCACTTTTCCATTACGAAGCCTCGTTAGGATCAGTCGTCCATTTCGATTCTGGCCGCAGCTCCGCGACCCAAGCATTCACATTCGCCACGATATCGTCTGCGTCGGCCTCACCGAGCGGGGTTTGCGTGACCACGTTCGCGCGCCGTGGTCCGCATGAAAATATGATCCCGGTGTCGATGCGCTGATCGGGATGCTCGATGCGGTAGAAATTGACGGAAGCGCCAATGTTGGCGAGGCGATGATTGATGAGGCGGGCGAGGGACTGAAGGGGGGCGTCGGGAGGGCGGGGGATGGACTTCATTGCGTCATATTGTTAGAGCGTTTTCCAACTGTCCATCGGAATCGTCTCGCTCGGAGGCCGATAGGCATCCTTCGGCGCTTCCGGCACGAGCTTCGTCTTGGTGTAGGGCCGGCTCAGACAAGCGTACCGAGCATCGTCAGCCGAATGGTCTTCTGCGTTCTTGTCCACATCCTCGGGCTGATGAATGTCGTGCTGCAGGACCGGGATCGTGCGGATGGAATCGACGCAGGTCGAAAACCAGAAAATCATGGGATCGGGATCGACCGCGGTGCCCGTTCCGATCATCCTTGATCGAACCACATCCCAGCCGCTCATGGGGCCGCCGCCATGGCCGGCGATCCTGCTGACGCGTGCATTGTCCGCAGGACGGAAGGCGGCGAGCTCTGCCTTGACCAGTTTGCCGTTGATGCGCTCGGCGATCGAGGGGCCGCCGTCTTGTTTGAATGCGGAAGGGTCAAGGACACCGTAAGACAGCTTCGGGTCTTTCGCCTCCCGCTCGATGATGCGGTCTGCGACTTGTTCGGCGGTGAGCTTTAGGCCCTTGTTGGGGCCGCAGGAGATGTAATCCTCACGATAGCGGATGAGAGAGCCGCGACGGAGGATCAAGCCTCCTCGTCCGGCGTGTTCCATCCCAAGTCGATCGGATTCCCCGTTGCGCTGTCCCGGATGATCAGCCCGTTGTAAGTCAAGTCGTCGTCCTGAAATATCCGGTTCGTCTTCGAGGGAGCCTCGACGGAGCACGATACCGGCCTGCACCGCGGCGCCGTCCTCGCCAATTTCTCCAATTGGGTCCAAGCATCTATTGGGTGCGTGGTCTTGATGAAATCGCCGCCTTCCAAGTCGATCACCCACAGCGGGGATTTCGAAATCATCTTGGACGACTGCCCACCATCCAATACTTGCGGGAGAAGCCGAACCCCAGTCACCGCTGCGAAAGCGCAGCCAATCCGGCGGAATAGAGAACGGCGGGATAACGTGCTTGTCATTGCGCCAACAGTCGAAGAAGGCGCCATCGACAACATCCCAATCGCCGTACCGCATCGCCTTGACGAGAGCTTCCGAGCCCAAACCTTCAAGGCGCTGTTCATAGCCGGGATCGTCCTGCATCATGCTCGGGTTGTCTTCCAACCGAGCGGGGATGAATTGGCGGATCATTCCGCCTTCAGAGGCGGGCATCAAACGGGCAACTAAAGGCTGCACGCCCGCGATGAATGTTTCCTTGACCCACAGATGTCCGATGTTTCCTGGGTTTGCACTCGCAAAGATGCGAGGAAACCGACCGGCATATTGAGACGGCAGATCAATTCCGACCATGCGGACGCGATTGCGGAGAAATCGGTACATTGTGGACGAAAAATGGGTAAGTTCATCCATCAATAGAACGTGAATCTCGGCGCCCTGGTAGCGGTAGATATCCTTTTCGTCTTTGCAGTGGCAAAGATAAATCTTGCTTCCGTTCCAGAAGCGAATCTCGTCCTCGATGACCGAACAGAAGCCACTGTTAGCCCATCCAGCCAATAGCGCGCGAAAGCCGTTGGGGCCCTCCATGTGATTCTTGATCAGATCAAGACGGCTGCGGCGGAAGAGATAGATTTGCAGTCCTGGAATTGCGGCGCCCCAAACGACGCCAGCAATACGCATGCACATCGATTTTCCGCCACCGGCCGCGCCGCCGAATAGAACCTCTGTTGCCCCGGTCTCGAATGCTATCCACTGTTTGGGATGCAGATGTAGATCAAGCTCAAGAGGGCGGCGGTTGCTCATGCTTAAATGCCATTAATCGACGCTCATAATCGGGGTCGCTTTTCAGCAACTTATAATTGATTGGTATCTCCCAATTGAGTAGCCATCTCCATACCGACCCGTGAAACTTGTGACCATTACGAATTGTGGCGCGCCAATATTTCCAGCGAAGCCATAATTGATGGAGGGACCACATGAACTTTCGCCTCTTACGTCGAGTGCGGATCACGGCCAATTGAGTAGCCATCTCCATACCGACCCGTGAAACTTGTGACCATTACGAATTGTGGCGCGCCAATATTTCCAGCGAAGCCATAATTGATGGAGGGACCACATGAACTTTCGCCTCTTACGTCGAGTGCGGATCACGGAGACGCTCATAATTCGTTGCGTTGAGTTGCAGAGCGAAGCGTCGCGATGCGCGGCGGGGTGCGGCGATGCGGCGAGATGCGCTGCGGGGTGCGGCACTGCGGCGCGCAGCGTCAAGTTGCGGCGCCGCAGTGTAGTAGTTATTACCGGCGGCTCAGAGCTTCTTTGGCGGCTGCTAGCAACTCTTGCTCGTCAAGCTGATTATGTTTCCGCATAACCATCTGCGTGACGCTTGCCACCGTCCTCGGGCGGGTCGTGAGCATTCCAAGTTCAAGCACACTTTTGCGAACATTGTGAATTGCTTTGTTCTCAGCATCGAGTTTGCTGATGTCCGCACAATCCATCTTTTGTAGTCCCGTCCGTTGGATACGTCGAGACCGATCGATTGCTCGTTGTCCACTGATGGATAATTCTTTGTCTATACGCAGCCGATATCCGAGTCCTCGATCACATTCGATGACAAGTTGATCGTCTTTTCTAGCGCGGCGAGTTGCCGTCATGATTGCGCCGGCAATCTGGGTGCGGCGCTGTTTCCCCGTTGCCTCCAGCAACTCGTCCCAAGTGATCAGCGCCGGGTCTCTATTGCGGATGTTGCGAAAGAGATCATATATAATCTGACTTTCGCGCGATTGCTTGAAATCGGGCACAGGTTACACTCCTTGCTCGATTTTAATGCTCTCCACCGAGAATCTTCCATACCATCCATTTTTGCGAGGTCTAAACCGACCGATACCAATAAACTGACCAGCCCCGATAAGAACTTGCTCGAATACGGTCTTGGACTTATCGATTACTGACGATTGCAACACCGTATCGTCCACAATCACAAACTCGACGGACGCCTCCCATTTGGGAAAGAATGGATAATATTTATTGACCCGTTTCGACCCGCCACGTTTTCCGTCCGAAGGCAAAAACAGGCATTCGCATTCGACTTTGTCTCGGTGCACACCAAGCGGCACTGGCGTAATTACCATTACGCCGGCCTCGAAATTCTTGGTGTACTTCGCCTTTCCTCCTCCAGGAACAGGGATGGACATGAATAAAGCGGATTCTGATAGGCAGTTTTTGAATGCTCCTGGAGAGATGAACGTCATTCCGTTGCCGTCGGCGTGCATATGATTGCGCCAAGTGCGGCGGTAATAGTCGTCGTGCGACTCACCTTGTAACTTTTCTACTTCGTAGTGCTTCGCCTGTGAATAGGGTGATATGCTTTTGAGATGCGCTGTAACAATTTTCATTGCGAAGTTCTCCATCGTCTCCGAGCCCACTACGCCCGGAGCGATTTGTCAGGGGACACTTCATGCTCGATGAAGCATCACCCGGAGACGATGGAGTCTCGGGATTCATCTTCATCGCTCTCCCTAGTAGTGGCTAGGGAATTTGAATGAATAAGAACGTTGCGGAGCGACGCGAAACGTTGCGGTGCGACGCGGTGCGTTGCGATGCTGAGCGACGCGATGCTGAGCGACGCGACGCGGTGCGGTGCGTGATAGATATTCAAGCGGTAGCCGCGTCCACATCCCGCTCACCGTCGAGCCCCGAGCTATGCTTGGCGTGTGCCTTGTCCGAGATACGGCCCCTCTTGCGCATGCCCTTGACCTTGGAGTTTGCAATCCGGATGGCCTTGCCCTCGTCACCGCTATCCCGAAGGATCGCGTTCGCGACCGAGGCGGCCTTGGCGGCTCCGGCACCGGAGAGGGCGTGATTATGACGGCTCGCGAACGATTTCGAGTTCCATGGCATTGATGAATCCTCGCCGTTCGATTGCCTTAGAGGGGCGACGCCGAAGCCTGACATCAGCGGCGTCCCGCTTCGTTCCGCGCGCTGTGCATTTCAGCTATTTGTTTTGGCGTCCACTGCTTGCCGTCAACAAAGTTGACGGTTGCCAGCAATTCCAGCGCCTCTTCTTTTGAGTGGCAGGTGATCACGCCGCTGCTGAAAACAACACACCAGCGCTGTTCGATATGCACAATCTCATTATCCATCGTGCCCTCAGCCGTATTTCCGCGATGACGGCCCGCCATACTGTGGCCCCGAACTCCGCAAGCCAGGCGACGTGCCGCCGAGGCCCTGGCGTCCTACCGGCCTAGCGTTTTTTTTTACGCTGGCACCCGAGGGAAATTTGGGATTCTGATCCTCATCTATGTGCCGGACGCTCGGCTGCCCACCCTTGTTGACGCGTGCGCCTCGGGAGGGCATCGCGCCGGCTCGCTGATTGGTTGGGTGATTTATCTCATTGCCCGGCACTGCGCCGCGGTCACGAACGCCGCCTTGGTCACGTTTGCCGGCCTTGCCGTCGAAGTCGGTCATCCTGCCGCGTTGGGATGTCGTTTTGCGCAGGATAGCAGGCTTGCCTCCGTTTCTGCGATCGTCCGCGTCGGGCTCGCGATGGCCGCCCATCTTGCGCATTTGATTGCCGGAGATTGCGCCGCGCCGGTAGAGGGACTTCATGCTTTCGGCCACGTTAGGCTCCTATTTCCTCTGTCTCGACTGGATCGGGATGGTGTTCGAATGGTGTCATGGCGGTATCGATTGCTTTCCAGTGGTCGCGCTGTAGTCTGTCATAGACTGATGCAGATCGTTCATAATTTGTTGTTTGGGAATGAGGTCTTTGGCTTCGCCATACTTGGAATGGTCGTCGCGGTAGTCCTTCATAGGATAACGCCTTTTGTCTGCATCAACGCGCGCTTTGATGTGTCCAATCGCGATAGAATTAGCAACTTGCACATCCGCCCAAATGTCTAGCTCGCACGGGACGAGCGCTTTTCCGTCCACCATTTACAATGACGATTCGCCCTCACGAGTCCGCAGACCTTCTCGCATGACGACAACTCGCCCCCGCCGAAATATCGGCAGTCCTTGCATTCCCGATCACCGATTCCGTAGACCGCGGTGATCTTGCTCGCCTTGAAGGCGTCGACCACGCCCTTAGCGCGGAATATCCGCAGCAGTTCTCTGTCCCGTGGCGTTGGATCGTCGAGATAGGGACCGCACCATAGGTCATGGGGCGGGTTCTCGGGATCACGCTTGAGGCACCGCTCGAGCGCCGGGCGGATGGCCTCTTCGTAGCGCTCGGGGTTGACGCCGAAGACCATCACGTGATGATGCTCGCTTGCTGTCGCAAACGCATGGGCGGCGGGATAGGTGTCAACGGGGTTATCGCCTGCGTCGATCGCCCATTCGGTGTGTTCGTGCTCAATCCATGCCTGCCTAAGATCGCGTCCGCTCATACCACGAACGCCAAGCCTGCCATATATCATATCTAAGTACAGCGTCCGATCGATGTAGACAGTTTTGCCGTCAACGCTGATGCCGCCCGCGTAGGGAATGTCGTGCGACGTATCGAGCTTGACCTTGCGGCCGTAAAGATCAGGCGTGTCTCCTTCGCCGAGCATCTTGTGCAGCTCTGCGTCGGATTTTTTCTCCTCGCCGTGAAGATGGCCGGTGCTCATTTATTTTTTGATGACCTGTTGACATCACGGTGACGCTGTGACACTATCAATCATCGAGCCACGGGGAGACGGAAATGGCAATGAAGCACTTCAACGGCGACACTCAACTGATCGCAATTTCCACGATGAACAATAAGGAATTCGCGGTCAAGTTTCCTGGCGTCAAGGGAAAGCGCGTTGACAGCTTTTCGATGATGGTTGGCGTTGCCGCTGGCGCGGCTTGGCGCGATGCGGTTCCGGTGGAACGGTCGGTGTTCTACAAGTCCAATCCTTCAAAGCACCAATGCGACGCGCGTTGCATGTTCGCCAAGGGCCGCACAATGAATTGCGAGTGCTCGTGCGGCGGCAAGAATCACGGCATCGGCTCTTTCACCTGCAACTGAGGGGCCGCCATGACCCCCGCCCAATACACGGCCCAACTCCACAAGCTGGGCCTTACTCCTTATGCCGCCGGTCCAGTGCTGGGAATCTCGCGTCGCCAGTCCATTCGGTATGCGCAGGGCGACGCGGACATTCCTGATATCGTTGCAAAGCTTGTGCGGGCGCTGGTCGCGCTCGATCGGACTGAAGTTTAAGCCGCCTCCGGCCGCCCGCTGAGATTGATCACCGGAGCCAACGGGGCCGCGTGCTCGCCGCTCGGATCGGTCTGGGCCACTTTCTGCGGCGCATCCCCGCCGAGCATTTTGCGGAGTTCGATGTGGGCAGCGAGCCGGGAGACGACCCTTAGATTCGGCTTGCCCTTTTCGGTGAACATCAGCCCCTCGATCATGGTGCGGTCTTCGGGGTCAATCTGGTCCCATTCCCTCAACCGGGAACCGTCCCAAAAAATCATGGGATCGTAGCGGAGCACGCGCCACAGCCAGGCTTCTAGCGCAAGCCGCTTGGCCTTGATCGTTTCTTCGGGCTGGCCCGTCAGGTATTCAATCCGCTCCCGGACATCGCGGCGCCGCTCTACTTTCGTGATGGCGCCGCTTTTGTCGGCATATCCGGCGATCCGGGCCGCCTCTACGGCGGTGTGCATTTCGGCGCGCGCGCGGGCATACCGCTCATGCGATGCAATCCGCAGCGGCTTACAACCCGGAGCTTCTACAACCTCGGACTCGGACAAGGGAATGATTCCTATGGATTCCTTAATTGGCGGCCGGGCCCGATTGGTTACGGGGGCAATTTTACCGCCGAAGCGGAACTTATCTGCCTTCCCAGAACAGCACTCACCGGCCAAACTTGGTGCGCCCCGACCGGGCCATCACATCCGATCGCTTGTTGGCGGAGGCCAGGGTGATCGTCCCGGCCGGTGCGCAAATCTCGAATCTTTATCAGCCCCGAGGCCATTTGGCCTTCCAAGGGCCTTGCGATCCTAGTCATGACCGCAGCGCATTTTGCCCAACCCAATGGCACGGAACAAGAATGCGCTGGTTCCCTCTCTACGCCTATTTAGACGGATTGCAAGGGGGCAGCCATGGAACGCACGTCTATTCTGCGGCAGTCTGTGTAAAAAGAGGGGAATCGCCATAGATGCGGCGCTGCGCCATTGCGGCATATTCGGGATTGAGTTCGATCAGGATGGCAGAACGCTGGAGCCGATCGGCGACGAGGCCGGTGGTGCCGGCGCCACCGAAGGGATCAAGGACCGTCCCTCCCTTCGGGCACCCCGCGAGGATACATGGCTCTATCAGGGCTGGCGGGAAGGTGGCGAAGTGGGCTTCACTAAAGGGCTGTGTGGCGACTTCCCAGACGGATCGCTTGTTGCGGCGATCCACATAGCCATTGATTTTTGACGCATAGTCGCTGTTATGTAGGATGTTGCTCGATCGGTCGACCGTGGCGTTCTTGATACCGATACCCGAGCCGCGAGCGTGCGTGTTCGCGCTAGCGCCTTCCTTGATCGCCTCCGCATCGTAGTAGTATCTTGCGCTCTTGGTCAGCAGAAACAGATACTCGTGCGCCTTCGTGCATCGATCCGTGACGCTCTCCGGCATCGGGTTGGGTTTTGACCAGATCAGGTCTTGTCTCAGATACCACCCATCGTCCTGGAGCGCGAAGGCGACGCGCCAGGGGATGCCCACTAAATCCTTTTGCTTGAGCCCGGCGGGCGGCACAGCGCGGCCTAGGTGGCGCGTAGGGCCGACTGCGGGATTCATGTTGTCGGTGACTTGGTACGAACGCGACGCGGCATAGGAGTCGCCCAGATTGAGCCAGCATGTGCCGTCCCGTCTCATGACCCGCCGCACCTCGCGGAACACGGCCACCATCTGCTCGACGTATTCCTGATAGGTGGATTCGAGGCCGATCTGGGAGTCGATGCGTCGGGCACCGCAGCGCAGGCAATCGCCCTTAAACTGGTGACTTAGGTGAACGCTGCCCTTTCCGCCGTCGAGACTGGATGATGCGATGCTCGCGGCGGTGCGAGATGGCGCGCTTTCCTGATGATCGCACCCTAGAACACCACCTTCCCACTTAGCCGTGCCATAATCCCGCAAGCCCCAATACGGCGGCGAGGTTACGCAGCAATGCACGCTGTCTGGCGGGAGGGTAGCCAGCACGTCCCGGCAGTCGCCATTGATGATGCGGATGCTCACGCGCTCACCATCTCCAGGCTATCCACCGAAATTGTCATTTTGTGAACGAAATCGATCAGAAGACTGACGCGTCTTTTCACTTTCGCGCTGCGCACCTTGGCGATCAAGCCGGCATAGGGGCCGCCGATGATCTTCACCGTATCGCCTTCACGGAAGACGGCATCCGCTCGGTCGAAGACGCCGCAGCCTTCGGCCCGTTGAAAGGTATCGATGAGGACCGCGGGAATCCGGGACACCTTGCCGCGACCGCACCGCAAGACAGTCTCGACACCATCGATTTCCAATAGGCGATCGATGCGGCCGGCATCGCACTGAGCGAAGACATAGCGCTCGAACAGCGGCTTGATGATCACATATCGATCGCCGTTTCTTTGGGCGACCCGTGTTCGCACCCATGGGCAGAATACGGGGATTCTTGCGGCCTTGATGCCCAACTCGGCCCGACCTTCCGCCTGGGGTTTGGTGTAGATGCCGAGCCAATAGTCGCTCATTTGGCTGGCCCAGATTGTGTTTCCAATTGTGACCGCGCTGTCTCAAAATCGGCAGGGCGGGCTAGACCCTGCCAACCATCGTGTTCACGCGTTCCCTTGCCGAAACATCCTTGAAGTTGCCACCAGCCATTGGGCAGAGAGCAAATTCTGAATTTATCGTGGTCCTTTTGATAGATCGGCTTGCGTTTCATGAAATCAAATCCCTCGTGCGAGTTCCGCTTCGTCGGCTTCCGTCATCAGGGGATTGGGAGGGGGGCCGGTGGATTTGGGCGGGAACAGCGTTCGAAACTCCCAGCCACGACGGGGCTTGCCGTCCACGAGAACGATCCCGACAAGGGTGCGCGGATGACCTGCTTGGACATGTGCTTCCCAGGCTTTGGTGCCCTCGATGACCGGAACACGCCTGTTTTTCGATCTTGCTTCCTCGGCTGCCTGATGACGTTCAAGGGCTGCTTGCCGTGCTTTGGGATCGAAGCCGGGAGGCGCTAGCGCTTCTGGAGGCGAGACGACGGCGACGGGGCGCGGCTCTGAGCGCGCCTCCGGCGACGGATCGTTGCGCCCTTCAACAGGGAAGGACTCCTGATGGTTAGAACAGTGATGGTTAGTCGGCAACGTGTTTGCAGATATCCCATCTGCAAAGTCTGCAAGATTTGCAGATATGTCTTCAGATGTTTCCTCAACCTGCGGTGTTTCTTCCTCGTCGAGGTCTTGATCGTCTGATTTGATCCCCTTGGTGGCATCCCACGGGGATCGCGGACGGTCCATCAACAGCCAATAGTCATTGGTGCGCACCCTACCAGCTTTACTGCGCCCGGAGCGCACGTCGAGAAAGCCATTGCGCCGAAGGGCACCGATGTAGCTGTGGACTGAACGCGGAGAGCATGACGCCTGATGGGCGATCTTCTCGACAGAGGGCCAGCAATGGCCTGTTTCCTCGTCGGCATAATTGGCGAGGGCGATCAGCACTAGCTTGTTGGTGCCGGGAATCTTCTGGCCCAGCGCCCAGGCGACGGCTTGGATGCTCATTTAGATTGTTGCCTTGATGAATTCTGCGGGAAGAGGACGTTCTTCGCCATATTCCAGTCCACCACGATGTATCGTCCGTTCACCCACGGGCCTGGAGGATCGATGGCGGTACGGTCGTAAAGTTCATAGAGTTTATTGATGCGACAGACAGGACAGAGGCAGGGGGAGGTCATGCTCTCCTATCCAATGCCGATCTGCCGGGGAGTGGGTCACCGAACGCAGCCGCCGTTATGTCACGCGGACCGGCGGCAATCGCGAAACGGGCTTCCTCAAGGACATGATCCGGGGGCGCTCGCGAATAGGCTGGGGCCAATACTCCGGATGCACGCAGAGCAGCGGTGGCCTCTTTGTCTTTGAGACGCAATGCCCGTTCACGCTCTTTGCGTCGGGCCATGGCTTCCGGGCTGCGGGTACGGCCTATGGCACAGTGGTTGCCCCATGAAACTTTTCTCATTCCGCCGCCTCCGCAGTGTCAGGCATTGACCATGCCGCAAACCGTGCCCGGTCATCTGCCTTGGTGAGCGCAATTTTTTGTCCCGGCGGAATCCAGAACGGCGCCATCGGAGCGCGATCCTGCATCCATACCAGCCAGACATAGGCCGTGGCTGTGGTGCCATCGGGGTCCCAGCGGCCCTTGCAGAGGTTGACCCGTTCGGAGAAGAACGCGACCAATGTCGGGGGGTGCAGATTGAATATCTTCTCATAGCGCTCTTGGCCTTCGAGGATTTGCAGGCGGACGAACATCGCCACACCGACGCGGGCCAGATCGATGGCGCGGAGAATGAAGGGGATGGTGCGATCACCAAATGGAGGGTTGGTAATGATCCAGTCGCACGTAAACGGAGGATTGCCCTCATCAAGAAAATCATAAATAACGCCGTGCGTCCCGTAGTCGAAAACGTCTGTTTCTTGTACTTTCCATAAATACTCTTTGAGCACCTTGGACATATGGCCTTCGCCGCAGGCCGGCTCCCAGCAGGATTTACGTATGTCAACGTCGAACCATCCCACCACGACTTGCGGCAGCACATGCTCGCACAATGCCCGCGTTGCCCATGGCGGGGTTGGAAAGTAATCCAGGCTATCGTCCGGCTCGACACGCGAGCCCATGACGGAGCGGGCGCCGTTAATGGTCTCCCCGCTGATCTTGGTTGCGCGACCGGAAATGATGCGTTCCCGCGTAGCCTCCACCATGGCCTCGAAAGCCCGTTCCGATATGGAGGCCGCCCGTTGTGCGCGCGATGATGTCTTGTAATCGACACCCGCTTCGGCAAGTGTAAACCCTTCCGACTCGGTAGGGTTTTTTTTAGGGCGTCCGGCGCGGATCAAACCGTCTGCCTCGGCGCTTGTGATCATCTCCCCAAGCTTGCGGTCGGCGCGGAGTTGGAACGCCGTCGCGTCAGCAACCAGGGTGCGATCCTTGACCTGGCGCCCATAAAGCTTGACATGATCGAGCGCCTCTCGTGCCCCGATGACCTCATCGGCGCGCGTGGCTTCGGCGAGGGTCCGGCAGGCAGCAGCATATTGGGCGAGGATCGAGCCAGAAAGTGAGCCTGGAACGACGGAAATCGGGGAACGCTTCGCATCCTCCAGTTTAAGTTTGTTTAACAGCCGCAGCGCCGCGTCCTTGCCGATGCCGAGTTCGGCACCGATCTGGCGGCAACCCCAACCTTTCTCATCACGGAGACGGCGGACAGCGGGGAGATGGTCGGTCATGCGGCCACCCTCCACGGAATCACCATCTCGCACTTGCAGCACCAGACCATATGCACTCGGTAATTAACCATCACCGGATGCGGCTCTCCGGTTAGTACCGCCATCCATCCGACGCGCAAATGATCCTCTGCGTCCGGGATCGGGACGAACTTGTGGATGCCGCGGATGTGGGTGAGATCGAGGTAATCGATCATGCCGCCCGCTCCGAATGCGCCTTCCGATCATCCTCGATGATCGCCCGCAGCAGCGAGCGGATCAGGGCGGAACGGCTTGGATAGCCGCCCTCATCGGCCATGTTGTCGAGATAGGCGGCGTCGTCGGACAGAAGCCACGTCGAACTTTTTATGAGCGCTCGCGGTGCTTTCATGACATCTCTCCAGCATCAAGTTAAATCTCGATTTCAACTTTCTTCGCTCCCGCGTGGCGCAATAGGAGATTCGCAAGCTCAATGGCTTCTGGCGTCGGCAATCCGAGCCACGCAACAGGCTTTGCAAACTCGACGCGAACAATGCCATCGAGCTTGTCATAGGCGACGCCTATTCGAAGGCCGCCTTCGTCATGATCGTTGAGCTTGCCTTGCGGAAAGTCGCCTGTTGCCCCGAATGGGCGCTTATTCCAGGGCTGGAAAGCCTTGAGGTCTTCAATCTCCGGCCATGTGCCATCGAATGTGATGGCGCGATCGTCGATGGTCAGGAAGGCGGCGGGCTTCTCAAGCGGCCATTCCAGGCCGTGCGCCCAATGTGGGACAGTTTCGCTTGGCATCCATTTAGCCATCCAATTTTGCATGGCCTTCAGGCCGCCGGGCTGATTGCTTCGACTTGAAAAGATGCAGACCCGGAAATGGTCGAGTGCCTTCTCCATAAAAGCAGCGGCACCCGAGACCGGCGGATCGGGGATTACGTCGGCGCCCTTCCAACCGCTCGAATAGCTGTGAATTACACCATCAAAATCGAGACAAAGAATCGGTTTTGCCATCAGAACGATCTCCTTCGCTGCTTGGCCGAAGTTTCCCTGCGGTGTGCGCGGTAAAGAGCGGTGACGGCCCGGCGGCGGGGATCGTTGCGGCGCCTTGCCTTTCTGGTGAATGTGCCGACAAGCGCGACGATCGATGAGGGAAATCGGTCAAACTGCTGACTCATTTTTGGAGTCAATCCCCCCATAAGAAGGGAGGCGGTGGATGCGTATGCGTATTGACAAGTTGTCGCAGGGCGGCCATTTTTTTGTGGCAGCCGAAGAAAATCGACATCCAGAAACGGCCGCACATCAGACCCCGAACGCGTGGCATAGTCGTGAAATTGACAAGCATTTCTACCGGCATTGCCGGTTATGTTTTGAGGACTTACGTTTTCGATCATTCACCTGCCCCTTCCTTAAACTTGAAGCCGAAGACCGCCGGACTCGCACTCATCCGTCGCTTGCGCAGTTCCTGCGAAACCATCATGAAGTTCTCCGAAGGAATTGCGCCGCGAAATTTCCAGTTGCTGACGGCCGAAATGCCAACCCCAGCAAGGGCTGCAACGGCAGTCGTTCCGCCAAGTGCCTCAACCACGTCGTCGACTGACATGAGCATTTCCTACGATAGTTCACTAATAGTGAACATGTCAAGGGTTCACGTTCTTGGAATGGACGCGCGTCTTCGGATGCGCATCAATAAGAGCATGGACTCGAAGAAAATAATCGGGGAGAGACTTGAGGTTTGGCTTCTTGCCAAAGGCATTTCGGCTGCCGAATTATGCAATATCATTGACTGCAAGCCGAACGAATGGTCACAATTCCAGAATGGAAAGCGTAAGATTTCCATGCGGATAGCTCATGAACTCATTGACAACTTCGGATTGACACTCGATTGGATTTACCGCGGAGTGGCTACGACCGAGATTCCGTCTGAACTCCTCGGAAAAATGAAACAAATAAAGAACGCACGCATTGCAGCATCAACTGTTGATAAGAGTGCGCCCAAGCAGCGAAGAAAGAAAATTCACAAAGTGTGATTTTTAAGCTTGACGTCTTCACAAACAGTGAAGTAGGCTGCCCTCACGATTTGAGAGGACAGCATGACCAATCTCAAAAACGACGGCCCTTGCTTCGTCTACGGGATCTTTGATCCCAGGTCGGGCACGGTCTTCTATGTGGGCACAAGCATTTCCCCGGAGCGTCGCTTACCGGCGCATCGCCATGACCCTGGCTCCGCTGCATTCAAGCGCAGTCACCAAATCATCCGCCAGGGATTCGAGCCACAACTCATTGTTCTGGCGAAGTGCCAACATCGCAACCATGCGCTCTATGTCGAACATAGGCTCATGCTTGAGTTTCCAGCGCTTCTGAACCGCGCGCGCGATCTCTATCAAATCACCGGGAAATATTCAGTTCGATAGAATGTCTAAATTCCAGATCAAAGGGGAGTTGACCAAATGACCGACCGCATAGCTTTTCAGTCAGCCGGGGCCGTTCCGCTCAACAAGTGGGATGATAACGCTCTCAATGACGCCTTACGCGCCGCTCGCATCGCCGCCGATCATAATCGTTATGCGCGCCTTGAGGCAGAGGCCCGCCGCCGCGGCTGGGCCGGCTACGTCAGCACCAAGCAATTCGGGGCATGACCATGCCACGCGAATTCACCCCTTACATCGCGCTCGGAATCACGTTCGCGCTTATCTGCATTCTTTGGTTTGTCGCTGCCAACGTTTTTCTCAGGGTGATCCTATGGCTGTGATCCATCTCGGCCTTTCAACCGAAGACTTCCCCGACAGCGATCTCAGTTACACCCAGCAACGCGCCAAGACTATCGCGGAAGATCAGGACTTCGTGGCCGCCATGATCGCGGCGCATCCAGATATCTGCCAGGGCGTTCACACCGAGCCCTGCACCGACAACCCACAGCCCATGGCGCCCGTCGTGATGGTGCGATCATGCCAGGGGTTTGATTGGCCGAGGGGTGATTGATGCGCATCAACGTCTACACCGAGGAGTTGACGCCCGAAAGCGAGATAGTAACGGCCGAGTACGTCTCATCACGCACGGGGCTTCCGATGACGAATTACGGGCTGCGAGTCTTTCTCAAGTCGCACCCTGACCTGCACTATGTCCACGGCCGAGACGACGATCGCAGCGCGGTCACGTTTTGGTGTGGAGACAAAGAATCCAATGTAACCGACTTTTGTGCGAGGCTTTATCAAAAATGTCCGCCCTTAAAGTAGATCACCCCTTCAATGTCTGGAAGATCGACCTCGCGCTTTGTGCCGGAGAATTCCGGCGAGGACGCCTCTCCGAGGCTGGCTTCCGCCACCACCTAGCCAGGCTCGGCTATCTTGCCCACGAGATCGACGCAGAGGTTGCACACCATCGGACCGATCTGGAGGCGGCATGATTAAATTCAGCATTACCAATCACTTTTCCGGCGCAATCCAGTTTATTGCGGAAATCGACTGCGCTAAAGATACGCCGACCTCAGCCAAAGTCGGCCTAGCTGTTAGGTGGGCAATCAAGACAGGCGCCAACCTCACGGCCGCCAACCTCGCGGGCGCCGACCTCACGCGCGCCGACCTCACGCGCGCCAACCTCACGGCCGCCGACCTCACGGGCGCCGACCTCACGCGCGCCGACCTCACGCGCGCCTACCTCACGCGCGCCAACCTCACGGGCGCCTACCTCGCGGGCGCCGACCTCACGCGCGCCGACCTCACGCGCGCCGACCTCACGCGCGCCTACCTCACGCGCGCCAACCTCACGCGCGCCTACCTCGCGGGCGCCGACCTCACGCGCGCCGACCTCACGGCCGCCAACCTCGCGGGCGCCTACCTCGCGGGCGCCCGCCTCGCGGGCGCCAAAATTAAAGACTTCGCAATCATTGGTTATCCCGACGGATGGTCCTCATGGACATATATAACCGAAGCCGGCGAGCAACGTGTGCAGATCGGTTGTCGCAACAAGACGATCGAAGAAGGCCGGCAATATTGGGCTGGTAAAGAGAACCGGCGCGAAGTGATGGCCGCGCTTGATTATGCCGAGTCGATCGCAAAAATTCGGGGCTGGGCTTCCGAAAAAGAGGAAGCAGCATGACCCGCGCCATCGACCACGCCATGAAACGCATTCCCATCGGACCTGTGCTGCCCCCGAACGGTGAAACAGGTCCGCGGCGCGGCTCCGACGCTTCACAGTGCCAGTGCAGCGATCGGAGCCGCGTCCCCCTATTCAAAGGAACGGAGCACATGACCGACACGCGAGACTTTCCGACCGCAGTTATAGCCTCGCTATCGAGCGGCATCAATCTTTGCTCTTTCAACGAGATGCACAATGCGGCTGAATACCTGATGGGGCATCCGATCTGGACGCATCACTTCGCCAGTAAAGACCTTTGGCAGGACATGCAGCGCACAGTCCTGGCCCAATGTCCGGGGATGCCGACTAAACTGCCGGGCATCACCAAAGGCAACTATCAAGAATGCATCGCCGACTTGGAGTTGAAATTCGGAAAGACCACGAAAATACGAAAGGGTTCCGGTCTTACAGCAATGCTGCCGACCGATGGCATTCCCGATATTTTCAAAGATACAACGGTCGTTATCAAAATCTGACAATGAGCGATCCCCGCCACTTCTCCAAGGATACCAAGCGCCAAGCCTATGCCCGCTCCGGCGGCAACTGCGAAGCGCCATTGCCAAGGCAGAAAGATCATGACCGCCAATTACGCCATCAAAGGCGCCACATGGCGTGGCCCCCGCCCCCGCCGAATGACTATCGTTCCCGTCCGGATCACAACCGCTTTGCTCACTCGTATCAGAGCCCGCGGAATCCCCGTCAGCAAATTTCTGCGCGAGGCGGGAGAGAAGGCGGCGAGCGAGAACAAGACAGAACGGGAGGGTGACTGACATGTTAACTTTTATTGGCGGTGTTGTCTTCGGGCAACTTGTGACGTTTTTCGTGCTCGTGTTTCTGCACACCGCTCGCGATAGCGATGACATAAGGCGGCCGATGCCGCTCCCCGTCCACCGGAGGGAAAGAAAGAATGATGAGCGATATTGTCGATCAACTTCGCAATCGAGAGGGGTTCGCTCTTGAGGGGCCGAGGCGACTTATGATGGCCTGCGAGGAAGCCGCCGCCGAGATCGCCCGCCTCCGCGCCGAACTGGCGCAGAAGCGCGAATGGGAGCGAGAGAGCAATCACCTCTATCGCTCAATAAACGGCATGGACATCGACGATTTTGACAAGCGCGCGGAATACGTCGTTCAGACCAGACTTGATGGCCTCTCTATCGGCTCAACGAACCGACATAGCGTGAAGGCGCTTTTGGCAGAGCATTTTGCGGATATCGCTAGCTCCGCTGCCCGCCAAAACGCCGAGGAGATCGCGCGGCTGAGGGAGGCGCTGACGGAAATCGGCCGTGAACAGTCTGCGGTATCAGCCACCGTCGCGGCCGATAAGTTTCAATCCCTTGCCCGCGCCGCCCTCGCTCCCCGTCCACCGAAGGGAAAGGGCGAGTGATGGACCGCGTGAGTTTCCCCCTTGAAACCGCGGCCGAGCGCCTTGGCGTCACCCGCCGCTGGCTGATGGAATGGCTGCGCAAACATCCGTGGGATGCCCACGGCACCCCCTTTTACCGCTGCGCCGGCAAGACTAAGCTCTTCACCCCCGGCGACGTGGCCCGCATCCATGCGGCGCTGCCGGGACCGGAGGGTGCCCCATGCTCCGTCTCTACCCACCGCGCAAAGGCCTCTCGCAGAACTGGCGCATCCGCGGCACCTATCTCGGAGTCCGCGTGGATCAAAGCAGCAGAACTCACCGGCGACAGGTCGCTGCTACCATCCTCGATGAGATCGCCGGAAAAATCGAGTGCAAAGAGTGGAAAGCTGCGCCTCGTGAAGACGACAGTTTCCTGAGTGCGGCCCTGTCCTACATGCAGACGACCGGAAACAAGCGCTATGTGGCGCCACTGATCAAGCACTTCGGAGAGACGCCATGGCGGGAGATTGATCAAAACGCTATCGATCGCGCGGCTGTAGCATTGAGACCGGACGCGTCCCCTGCTACCAGGAATCGCTGTGTCTATACCCCCATTGCCGCGATCTTAAGGCACCAAGGGTACACGCTCCGCATCCGCCGGCCGCCGGGAGCGAAGGGCAGGCCGCGCACCGATTACCTCATTCCACCCGACGCGATGGCGATCATTGAAGCTGCGGAGAGGATCGATGACGACCTTGCCCTGTTGCTACAATTTCTTTTGTTCACAGGTGCGCGACTTGGAGAAGCGCTTGCTCTCGAATGGAGTGAAGTGGACGGCGGAACCGCATACATACGTCAATCAAAAAATGGCGACCCTCGGACGGTGCGCCTGCGGGAGGACCTGCGAATTGCTTTGGAGCGTCACAGGGAGAGGTTGGGGAGCCTACAACGAGTCTTCCCCTTCCGCTATGGCGGCTATCTCAAAGAACTCCTAAAGCGCGCCACGTGCCTCGCCAGCGGCGTGACGCCAGCATCCCGAGGCAAGTCCCCCGCGCATCGGCTGAGATGGGTCAACTTCCACACGTTCCGCCATACATGGGCGACATGGATGCGCCGCTATGGCGGGGCAGATGTGCAGGGCCTCGTGGCCACCGGGAACTGGCGCGATCCGCGCTCGGCGGCCCGCTATCAGCATGTGCATGCTCATGAGGAGTGGGAGCGAACGGAGCGGTTTCCGAGCATGAAGAGGCGATGAGTGAATGTGTCCGATTGGGACAATGAGCCAAAAATGGAGAAATTAGTTAATGATTTCAATAAGCGGGCGGCCCTCCCCCAGGGCAGCCCGCATTCACAATTTAGACCAATTTGTTGAATTCGTTGGCTTTTTCTTGGCGTTTCGAGACGGAATCACACTGAACGAAACAAAAACGCCCACATTGAAACGTGCAAAATCTGTGCAGTCCACCCCACAAAAAGGGGCCGCATGAGCAAGCCCATCCGGCCCCAAGTCACAGGGAGGAAACGACCATTGCTGGCCACCATCCGGCCATGATACCGGACGGTCTCGGATGGCGGCGTAGGCCGCCGAATTCATCGGGCGTCATCTTCCTTTTTCTCAGGCTGGGCAATCGAGTCTCCGCAGCAACTCATCGTCCCGCAGCCATTGCACTCCGGGCACGGAATGAGACGGTAGTGTCCCGGCCGGTCGGCGATGTCTCGTGGCTCACGGCCGAAGCCGTGGCAACGCTGGCATTTCATTTGGGAGATTCCCCATCATTTGAACTTGAGCTTGAGTTCGTTGAGCGTCGCGCTGATATATTTCGTATCCGCTTCCAGGCCGGTCAGCCGGTTGGTGATCGTCTGTCGCTCTTCGTTGAGCGCCCTTTCATGCACATCGAGGCGCGCCTGTACGGTGATAAGGCGTTCTTTCAGGTCGTCTATCCTGGAGACCTGTGTACCCCATAGGGCTCCTAATCCCACAACGAGAACGACCAAGTTCATCAAGAGGGCGAAGGTTGAGGCGGATACCTTCGGAAACCCATTGCCGTTTAGTTTCAATTCAGACATCGGCTTGCTTCTGCCTTGCGTGAAGGTGGAAGGGCCGCAACGAAACGGCCCAACTCCTTCACTCCAAGATTGGAGAAAGCGTCACGGACCGACTGACAGAAATCAAAATCGGTAGTTTCCCCCCCCCTCGAAAGGCTGTAGTGATGGTGGCGATGATGGTGATGCCTGCGCGCATATGCCTGCTCTGGTGGAATGATCATTGACAATAATAGCGCAATTGCAATCGCAGCTTGACATTTCATTTGTGGTCTCTCAAATACCTGTCGATCTCGTCCTGATGCTGCCGGAGCGCACCTATTCTAGCCCGCAGCATGTCAATTTCTTTTTCCTGTTGCGTATGACTGATGTCGTCCCTCGTCTTTTGATCGGACAATGCGCGCTCGAATACCTCCTTTCGAACAAGCAGATCGTCTATGACCGTCGTGTTCCGAAATATCTGCCGCTCGATTTGTGACTTGAATTCATTGTGAACCTCTTTCGGAAGTAGCAATCTGTCGTTTTCCTTAAACTCGATCAATTGCCTGTCGAGTTGAGACACCGCCCGCTCCAACCGCGCTTCGAGAGCCGCGATGTCCGTGCGCGATCCGCTCCAAACGGCCTGGACGATTGTTGATCCGAATGCAAGGAGAGCGAGAGATGCCACCACCCACTGAGCAGTGGAAGAAGGGCTTCCGTTCTCAGCCATCACACAATTCTCGCCGCCTCGCGGTCCCATACCAGCGATTCGATCATCTTGTTATCCCCCAGGATGCGGAGGGCGTGATAGATATCGGCTCGCTTCCCAGGATCATCCGGCAGCCGTCCCAGGTCGATCGCGACTTTCATCCCGCGGTCTCGATTGAAATCGAAAAACCAGTTTCTGCCGTGCACGTTGCCCCCTTGCTGTAGGTTATCCGAATACTGTGAACCCCAGCCAGAACGCGAGCATGATTGCGAACGCGGCCCCGAACGCGATCAGGAATCGACGGGGGGCATCACGCATATCCCCCTGCGGCCGGCGATGGCGCAGGGTCAGAAGCCGCTCGTACTCGCTGCGCCTCATAGTCGGCCCATCACCACGAGAACGATGATCACCACGAGGATGATGCCGAGGACTCCATTGAGACCATGACCGTAGCCGTAGCCTCCGGTCCACAAGCCTCCTCCAAAACCGCCTAGCAGCAGAATAATAACGATGATGAGTAGGAGCGACATGGCTATCTCCTCAATGGTTCACTTTCGAAAGCCCACCGAGTAATTCCGAGGCGATCCAGAAGGCAATGGAGAGCCATCCAAAATGGAACCGCCCCCAATACCCGTTGGTTCCTGGATACGTCGCGGCGATGCACGCAAACACGAACGCGAACACGAGCAGGATCGGTCCGATATTGGCCAATGTGTTCTCCTTTTGATGTTAAGGCAGCCCCGGCGTGGCGTGGCACGCCAAACCGGGGCCGCTCACGCCCTGACGGTGTGCGGGCACGGGGAGGGGTGGGTTGCACTTCGCGTCAGAGCGTTTCGGAAAGGGGGCGTCAGTCGAATCCAGGCGAGAAACCGGGGGATGACGCCCCTGCTAAGGGGATGCCGGCAACGCCGCATCGAGTGTCGAGACGTGTTGATCGACCGTCGATGATAAGCCGCCGACACGAGTATGGATGGCTTGCAGCGCAGTAACCGCGGCCGGAACGTCCGGATTTCCTTTTTGAAGGAGCGCGATTACCTTGCCAATTTCGGTAGTTTCGTTATCCAGCTTGGTGCCGAGGGTATCGAGATCGGCGGAAACCGATGTGACGACATCTGAAAGATCAGACATTTGTTTCTCCAGTTGATTGACGGTTGTTGCGATCGATGTGACATTCTTGTCGATGCGGGAGATCGCGGCCAGCACCCAGTTCCATGTGGCTGAGTCAACAAGAATCCAGCTCACTTGCCATGTTCCTCCAGTGAGGCCCGCCGTCGTTTCTGTTCCGCCAGCCACATCTTCTCACGCTCCAATTCTCCGGATTGGCGGATCGCCGTCAACTTGGTCTTGACGTTTTCGATCCAGGATTTGGCGATTTCTGATAACATTGGCCTCGGCGCTCACCAGCAGACATATTTGCCGCGCCTGCTGTTCCATCCGCAGTTCGAAGGCGACCTCTTTGCAACTGGCGCCGAAATCACGGGCTCCTTATCACACAGCAGGTTATTACCGAAGATGTGACACGTCGGGGGGCCTGGAGGCTGGGTTGGAATCTGACACGACCATACCGTGCCATCTCGCAGTTGGTATTCTTCACACCCAGACTCGTCCTGCGCGAAGCAGGGCATGCACATGAACGATAGTGCAACAAAGCTCAAAACTGACGTTTTCATTTTGGTTCTCCACAAATCATTTCATGATGGGATCATTGCTTGATGGCAACGGCGGTGGGATCGTTGCCGGTGACGTGCAGCGCCGCGGCTGCACCCAAATGACCTAGGGCTTGAACGGCCGCTTGGGATGGGTGTGCCCCAGCAGCGACTTTCGTATGCAGATTGTCCTCAACTGCTTTTACGGTCGCCTGGAACTTGGGATCGTTGAACATCTGAAGCACGGTGGGAAGAACGGCAGAAAGCAGGGCTGCCCAGTTCATGCTATTGTCCTTTCATTGGTGCGGTCGGTGGCACGCTTGGCTTTGCCGCCGATTCCAACTTGGTGATACGCTGATCGACTTCATCAAGCGCATCGGCGAAGGCGGTCATGTCGTGCATGAGTGCGCTCATATTACCGGAACGCAGATCAGTCACGACTTTCTTTATTTTTTGTGTCATTGCTTTTCTCCAAAGTTAATGCTCTTGTCTACTTCCATCATGCGCGAAAGGATAGGCTTTCATAGACGCATCGTCATGATAGAGGAACGGGCCTCTGCGGGCGGGATCGTGCCAGGAAACACGGTTCAACGGGTCGCCTTGCGATAATTGCCTGTCCCAGTGAGGGGGACCGCCATATTCCCGTTCGGAGCAAATCGCAATAAACCACCACGGACAATGAAATCCTATCTTGATCAATCTCTGCTCGACGGAGACATATCGGTCTTTTGACCCACAAAGTCGGTGCGCGGTACTATCCAATTGTGCCATGCGATCGGCATGAATCTTCATCTCTTGCCAACGGATTTGATTGATCTTTATGAGGGCTGGAATGTTCATGTTATGGTCGATTTAAGAGAAACGTCGTCTCCGGCTTGACATTGGGCACGCTATCGTCGTGGGCAAGCTGCTGGAGGGCCGCGGGCGCATCCGGAGCGATCTTGATAGGTTCTGCGAGGCCCTGGACCTGCGAAGCCGTTTGCACGACCTTGGCGTCCCGATGGATGAAAAGACCCCAAGCCAGCGGGATCAATGTGGCGGCGGCGCCTGCGATCGTGGTGACCGTACTGGAATCAATCAGCCCTCGATCGGCGGCAACGGCACCGAACAGACCTATTCCCGTAGTAATCCAACTAATCCAGGTATTCGAATTCATTTTGGTTTGTCTCCTTTGGCGTTGTCTGCGTTATTGAGTTCGTTTTCGCCCCTCATCGTTAACCTATCGTTTTCGTCGATATAATACTCTGATTTCAGCCAGAATCGTTCGGCACGTGTAAGATGTCCACCGTCACGAACGGCGCGAAGGGCGAGCAGCATGTTGGGAGCGAGGGTCATCATTCCACCGGAGGGTATCCGTGATCGCGAATGATAATAACGATTTCCAGATTAAGAAATCGCATCTCATGTGCCCCCAATCGGATAAAAGAGCATAACTAGAAATGACGCCCATGCCCCAGCAAGAGCGCCTAGTGCGACACCTGTCCAAAAGGCTCTGCGTAAGGAGACCATCACACGCCTCCGCCGGGCACGAAGCACCGGATGTAAACCGTATCCGAGCCCTGAATCACATACCAGACCACAGCTTCTCCGGTCGGATTGCGGGCATTATAAATCACCGCCTCTGGCGGTACTTTAATCCATTGTATTTCCCCCAATTTTACTGGATTCGGTATCCAATATTCGTTTTGACCGCGCCAGTCTTCGAGAGTCGGGTGGCCATCGGCCATGTCGCAGCACGGCACGCCATGCGGGCTGCGTTGGCTCTTGAACCATGAGCGCGTTGCAGGGTCCACTTTGTCCCATTCCCCGGCATAATGCGTTGTTGCATGCGCCCGCATCCCGAGCGTCAGCAGAAACATGGCAACGGCCACAGCGAGGATCACGGCAATGCCGGCAAGCGTTCCCGGATCGGGATATGTTTTTCTCATTGTTTCCCTCTCTTTCCAAGCTCAGTGAAAACCTCCGAGAGTGTTACGTGGCCGTGCTGCGCGGCGATGGTGGCACTAAGTTTTCGCGCCAGGTCCTTGTTTTCCTGTATCAGCGCCCGGATGACCTGCGCGGCGTCGTGGCTGTCACGCCCGCGGCTCGCGTCAAGCCGGTTCACCAGTTCCGCAATTGCGTGTGTGTTTAGCTCAAACACGGAAACTATCCCTTTATCGTTCGTGTCAGGCAGCCAAATTTATCGATCGACCAGGGCGCGCCTGGCGTGATCGCATTGAATTTGTTGAGTAGGCGCATCAGCGGCGTCTGCAGATAGGGGTGCTTGGGGTCGAACTTCTGTAGGCCCGCTCGCGCCGTCCGATAGGCGAGGCGCTGGGCAGGCGTGGCGAGGAGTGCGTTGGGGATGCCGGGAGGAGGCATGGAAAAGATAGTCAGAGATTGATCTTACTTGAGGGGCGCGTTGTCGTGTCGCTCTGCCGCATCGGCTTATGTCCTGCGACACCGCCCCTCAAGTAAGATCATCGTTTGCCCTTTAGGGCTTGATCTGGATTGCGAACCACGGTCGATGTAATCCAATCTGGCTGCGGGAAAACATGGTCAGGAAAGAAGGACACGTTTGCAAAACTCAAGAGCACCTGTCGACATCGACGCACAGTCCTATCGTCGCCGATATGCTTCATTGCCTCATCAACGTCACCAATAGCCTGTAAATATCCAGCATGAAAGCCATCAGTATACGGATCGTCAGTCATCGTTTGCTCTTGATGGCTTGATCGACGAGGCGGCGAATAGCCTCGCTGCGTGACGGAAGGTCGGGCTGCTTGCGCCGCCATTCATCTATCGCGGCATCAAACTCCGGCGTCACCCGCATCTGAAAGGGGCGACCGGAGCGGCCCGGGGGCCTACCAACTTTTTTTGGTGTCTTCGACATTTCGGTATTGACAGCGGTGACCATGCTGGAGTAGTATCACAATCACTGGAACGAAGCAAGAGGGACACGGACATGACCAACGAAAACATGCTTGGATATTACGTCTTCGACGGCCGCAAGTGGCTTGCCTCAGACGAAAAGACTTGGACCGACGACTTTTACGATGCCGCATCTTTCAATGATGCAGAGCTTGCGCAGTCGATTGGCGAGCGAGAGGAAGGCGGCCGCGTGATCTACGTGCTTGGTTGCCTGCCGTCAGCCTGATTGCACTTCCTGCCCCGCTTCGGCGAGGCAGTGGGGGCAACCAGCCCAAGACGACCCGGACAGTGTTACCAGCACCGTCCGGGTCTAACAACCCAACCCAGGAGCTTGCTATGGGTCAAGTCGTAACTCTGCCGCGAACCATTACGTTCACAAGAGACTTTGAGGAACTTCCCCTATACAGCGAACGCACCCGGTCTGGCGAGTGCTTCTTTGCCGGGCTTGTGGATGGCTCGATCGAGATCAGCTTCGACGCATCGGGCGACTGGCACGTCACGGACATCCATCTGAGGGTCCAGAATTACCGGATGGGTGACGCCGCCGTCGCCAAGATGGTGCGCATCGATGCCGACGATTCGCCATCTTTGTTTTGGCATCTGCTCGACACGCTCACCGACAAATACGCCGACACGATCCAGGAATGGATCACGATGGAGGCCGAGGAATACGGCCTGCGAATTGCGGCGTGATGGTCCATTTTAACGCCCTGTGGGTCGCCGATCGCGCCCGCAATATCATGGAGCGAACCATGCCCCGCAAGATCATCACAAGCTATTGGGCAAAGCCCATCCCGACCCGCGCCCTCGATTGGTCAGCCCATTGGGAAAGCCGAGAAGAAGGCCCCTACGGCTACGGCAAGACCGAGGCCGAAGCCATCCGCGATCTCACCGACAATTACGACAATCCAGATCAGGAGTAACACGATCATGACCTCTCTTTTCACCAAAGCCGAAGCCACCACCGCGTATCTGAAGGCAGGACTCATGGGCTTCGCGGGCTCAGGGAAGACATACACGATGACATCGACAGCCATCGGTCTCGTCAACCTCATGAGGACGATCGGCGTGGCCGGTGCCGAAAAACCGATCTTCTTCCTGGACACAGAGCAGGGGTCGGACTGGGTGCTACCGCGCATCCGCGCCGCCGAGATTGAGGTATTCACTGCCAAGACTCGCGCCTTCTCCGATCTCTTAACCGCCGTGCGGGAGGCCGAGGCGAACTCCTCGATCCTGTTGGTGGACTCCCTCACCCACTTCTGGATAGAACTCACCGACGCCTACATGCGCAAGAAGAACCGCACCCGTCTTCAATTCGAGGACTGGGCGTTCCTCAAGACCGAATGGCGCAAGTTCACCGACCTATTCATCAATTCGAATTTGCATGTGATTGTAGCCGGCCGCGCCGGGTTCGAATACGACTATTCGGTGGACGAGGAGACCGGAAAAAAGAACCTGGAAAAGACCGGGATCAAGATGAAGGCCGAAGGCGAGATGGGTTATGAGCCATCTCTGCTCATCCTCATGGAACGCGAGATGGACATGGCAACAAAGACCAACCGGCATTTCGCCAAGGTGCTCAAGGATCGCTCGACATTGCTCGACGGCAAGGAATTTCCAGACCCAACTTTCGATAACTTCCTGCCGCACATCCAGTGTCTAAACCTCGGCGGTAAGCAGCTCGGCGTCGACACCACGCGATCGAGCATGAGCGCCATTCCGGCCGACATTCGCGACAACCGCGCAACCCAACGCAAGATCGTGCTGGCCGAGATCGAGGACTTACTTGTGTTCCACTATCCCGGCCAATCGGCGGCGGAGAAAAAGAAGAAAGTTGAACTTCTGCGCACCCATTTTGAAGCATCATGGACCGAGATGGAAACCGTGATGTCGCTGGAGCGACTGCGCAAGGGCTACGACACCATGCACTTTACGCTCGAAGGCAAGAATTCGCGCTATCACATCCAGCCGTTGAAGCCAATCGCGGTTGATCTCAACGACGAACTTCCGGGCGACCTTGCGCCGCCGAAACAGATCGGCGACGGCCTCGACATCCCAGACGCTTTCCGCCGCGCCCGTACCAAGGTCGAGGAAAAGCAGGCAACCGACACCGCCTGGATCGAACTCATGCAGGCGGCAGAGTAGAAGGGAGAGGCCCCGGTCGAGTGCGATGGCCGGGGCCAATCATGAGATGGCGAGGCGGAAACAAGGAACTGATCAAACATGAACTATGTGATGCACAATGGAATGGTCCTTTCCGTCGATGATCGGACCATGAAACAACTTGCCCTGCAAGAAGGACAGCAAGTCGATTACGAAACTGTCACGCGCATCATCATACATAATTACGCTTGGTGCGTGACTGATTTGGAACTGGCCAAGGCGGGCGGACCGAAAATTGATCAACCAAAGTAAACCCAGGCCCCGAGTGCGACGAGGCCAATCATATTTATTCATCATCCCTTGCATATAAATCTATAAAACTTGCCTGCAACCGGAAGTCCTTGATAGATCATATTCCATGCTGTCGATGTGCTGGCATACTCGCCTGCAACAAAGTTGAATGCGGTGTCGTCCGTGTTTACTTCTTTGCAAATAATCAACGCTTGATTGCCGGGTCCGCCGGATGACGGCACGGTGCTAACTTTCCCAATGGACACAGCCGCCGGATTGGACTGCCCGCTTCCGGACGCGTTTACTGTCAAAACGACCGAATCACCCTGCGACACGACGGCCGATGCGTTGGCCGTAGTGCCCCATGCGGAATTCAATGTAATAACGGTAATGTCATTCAATATCCCAGAATTGACTGTGCCGACGTAACTATTCTTACCGAGGATGACTTGACCTGCCGTAGGGCCGCTGAACGCCAACCAATATGATGTGGTCGATGCCATTTGATCATCTCTAATAGAATTTGACTCGATGAACGTCCCAAGGATATTTGCACCGAACAACTCAATTGCCGCCTGAATGCCACCGCCACCCGTCGCGGTCGCGCCTGACATCCCGCAGTCCTCAAGAATATTTCCCGTAATCGTATTGCTGTCAAACCCAACAGCGCCAGTTTGCTGCACACCGACACACATTTCCCCAATAAACTGAACATGATTGTTTGCAATCATATTTTTCTGCGCGATTTCACCGCCAGTTCCAGTGTTGAGTGAAACCCCTTGTGTGACATTAGTAGCAACATGATTGTTGGCAAAAATCGTATAGGACGAACTGTCTATACTCACCAGATCGCCCGTACCAATCACCGCCAAAACATTGGTCAGCGTTCCAGGAGCCCCAGAGACCTGGAGATGCGTGGAGTCGGTAATAGATGTTACCTGAAATTCAGCCCCACCATTGATGACGAGATAGTTGCCTGCCGTGATGATAGAGTTGAACTGCGGCCCGCTTATCCAAGTGACTGTGCTGCCAGACGTGCTTACTCGCAACAGCGCAGACGGACCGCCGATCATGTCACCGATGACATCGTTATCTATCACTGTGCAATAATCGGCGTTAGCAATGACGATTGCATGCGCGCCCATTGGGGCAATTAAATGATTTCCGCGTATGTCGCAATGCGATGGGGTAAATGGAGTTCCCGTTATTACCGCAAGTCCATCCGCAAAACAATTTGTTACAAAATTGTCAGCATAACGAACGCGAACGCCGGTAAAAGTGCTGGCGCAGAACCCGTTTGAATTTCTTAACGTGTTGTTTCTCAGCGTAACGTCATTTGCTGTTCTCACGTTGACCATGATGACGTTGACGTTATCGGTATTGTTGGATCGGTTGCCGTTGATATCGCAGAACTCCAGAGCAGCGCCGCTAGCGGTATTGGTAACAAATTCCACCAGGCTTGTGAGATTGGCGCCGTTTCCTTGTGTGATGATAGCTCCCGGCACGCACTGAACGGTAACTCCGGGCCGCATTGCTATTGAAGCATTGAGCGTATAGGTTCCAGCACCGATAATAACCTTGCCGCCTGATGCGTTCACGCCTGCTTGAATTGTTAACTTTGGGGAAAATGGGCTAAGCCCGCTATTGCTATCATTTCCTGCAGTTGCAACATAGATCACCCCATTGGGGGCCGCATCTCCCCATATAGCCGTTGATGGGCCGGTCGCGAGTGGCACATTGCCAACAGACGGAGTTCCCCAGACGCCGTTGAGCATCTGCATTACGGTCGCCGCCCCCGGATTGGAAGGTGATCCGCTTGGATTTCCATAGAGGTTCCACGCCGGCAATTGACCGGGAAACGTCTGCGCTACTGCGGTTGCCGCAGCACTCAAACAGAACAATACCGCAAAGAATATGCGCATCATTCGATCGACCATCCCGTTGATGTTCCGTCATTCGCCGGAACAAAAGTAAACGAGCCATAGGCGTTTCTGCCGACTACGGTCGCAGCGCCATCGATAAGATCGCCACCCGTGCATGAGAACGTGAGATTGTGCGCGGCCCATTGGCCGCCCACGTCCTTGAATGTAATGGGGAGACCTAGACGAGCAGCCGCAGCAGGGAGCACGCATGTGGGCGAGCCGGCCGCGATATTTGTGTTGATAATCATATCCGTGGGACCGACTCCTATAGGAGAAGTCGTCACTAGACGTTGCGTTCTCGTCGGAATAGTTGTCGCAATCGAAGAGATCAGATTGGTGATCGACACCTTGAAAAAAGTGTTGTTAACCGCGTCCCATCCCATCAAATAATCAGTTGGGTAATTTGGAACGGCGGGAACAATAGAACCGAATGCGGCGATTGAAAAGCCGACCGTCCAGATGCCATTCTGCTTGGCAATGGTGATGGGGCCAGAGCCGTACACCAATGATGGGAATGGAATCTGAGCGTTGACGCGGATGTTAGCGGGGAGGGTCATCAGGAAAATCCTCCGCTAAATCCCGCGCTAAACGCCCCGGCCTGCGCATTCACCGGCCCTCGTGTTACGGCACCCCATTGCACAGGCAACTGCCCCACGAACATCTGCCGCGTGTTGACGGAATCCGTCACGACAAGCGCCCCCGAATAGGTTCCGGTGCGAAGCTTCTGGATGGCGGCGGCCGGAATCATGATCTGGATCACTCCAATGTCCATGATCTGGATTCCGGTGCCCAGCGTTGCTTGAAGAAGCGGACCGTGCTCATCCGAAATGCCCCAGTCATACCAAGGGATGTATCCCGATCCGTCGAACCGTGCCCCGGTACGGCGAATCTCGAAAAGGAAGCTGCAGCCAATCTGCACCACGAGGAACCCGGTCGAGAGCGCATAGGACACCACATAGCCGGTCATCTTGTTGAGGCCGGTCGCGGTATCCGCGATCATGACAAAATCACCGGGAGCAATGGCGAGATTTTTACCGACGACCAATGCCAAGGCCGTCAACTGATTGGCGATGGGATAGACGGGGATCGTGATGCCCGTGGTCGATGTGGTGACGATCGCCCCATCGGTGACGGTCCATGCGGCGGATGTGAAGGGCTGTGGCGTGGCCGTCTGCGTGCCGTCCAGTCGCACGGGCTGGCCGGTGTCGTCATCGAAGAGGCTTACCGTGAATAGGAGGTCTTCACGGTTACTGATCTGTGGCAGATATACCGGATATTGGTAAATCTCAGCCTCCCGTCAAAGCTTAATGTAAAACGAGCCAAGAACGAACGGGCTCATATTGTTATGCGCCCCGCCCCCGCCCGAATTGGCGACCGTAATGTTCGCGGTTCCGGTCTGCGTGGTGGCGACGGTGTTGTCACCAACTTGATCAATTTGCGTAACGCGAACGCTGACTCCGCCCGTCATCGCATCGACGATCCTTTGGTAGGTAAAATTATGCGTGTGTCCCGCGTCCGTTGCCGTGTGATTGTGGGCAGCAAGCTCGGCGAGGGTCAGGACGTGATTGGCTTCGCCGCCGGTAGCGTTCGGAGTACTGGGGCCATCACCGCCGCCCGATGTCACATTACTCGCCAGGAGCCTTCCTGCGGCCGTGGCGCCCATATCGTCGAGACCGACCGGGATGGATGCACGGAAGTCCAGGATGGCAAGCTGTTTGTTGGCGGCAAAGTCCGCCGCGGCGGATGCCCCGAGGCCGCCGGAGACGGGACAATGACGGTTGCCGGTCGGCTGGGAGCAATTTTGCCAGAGATAGGTGTAGAGCGCAGATGTATCGGCATTGGCACGGCCCGTGGCACCGGAGACTGCCGAACCGATGGTGAGGCCGTTTGCCTTAACCCATCCGGCCAATGTCTCGCCGGTAGCACGGAATTTCATGTCACCCGTCGATGCCACTGCCGTTGGATCGACAGACGATCCGCCACCGCCTCCCCCACCAGCGGGGCCGATGACGAGAGAATTCGTATCGATCTGGACGACGCCACCGCTGTCGGTGAGGCGGACGTGAACACTTCCGGAAGCAAGATAAAACACGGGCACTCGCCCGCTCGAATCCAGCACCAGGGGCCATGGATTGGGGATGGTGAGGGCCACGTCCTGAAAAGAATTCTGTGGCGTTGCCACAGTTCCGACCTGATAGAAAAATAGGAGCCCCCCGATCAGAGGGGTGCCACAGACACCGCCGGAGTTTGCGCAGGCGGTGAAAGCAAATTGTTGTGTTAGCGCGAGACTTAGCGTACCCTGCGCGACCGCGAATTGTGACCAGAGGAGGGCAAGGGTGGCGATGACAAATTTCATGTGGGGCTTTTTCCAGTTGCTTGTGATGTTTGCTGTCGGTGGAACCAATATCGTTTATGAGTGGACCGACAACGGCTATGTCGTTTCATTTTTTGGGTTTATCGCAGCAATGCTGGCGACCATAGCCATGAGTTTTCTGCTGTCATTGCCTGGCTTGGTTCGCTCGATCTTCCGCCGCTGTTTTGGCGCCGAGACCCACTCCGACCGTAATGCGAGCCGCCATGTTGATCGCCTGCCGCGTAGCACGTGGCGTCCGCGCGATACGCCGGAAGACTTCCGCCGACCGCGGATCGGTTATGATCCGAGCTAATTCGTTCAAATTGTTACCCGTTTGCCACTTTCCCCACATTTCATGGGCGGCGTGCCACCATTCCCCCGGCGACGCCGCTGTCTTGGCGAGGTTGGCAAGTGATCTGCCCGTCGCCATGGCATGGAGTTCGGCTTCGTTTGTCGCAGTTTTTGAGCCTATGGGCTGGCGGGCTGTAGCGCGAGCGATTTCCAAAAAACGCTCAATCCCCGGCCATATTTGCCTTCCATTCGGAAGCGCCTCTACTGCTGCGCGAAAATTTTGACCTCGTTGCGTGCCCACAACAGGACTTCCAGTCAGCCTTTGCGCAAACGATGCCCCTGCAAAGCCCGCCGCTTCCATATCGCGCCCTGCCGCATCGAATGCCTCATTGAGCTTCGCCTCAACATGGGCGCGAACCAACTGTCGCGCCACGCCGGGATTCTGGCGCGACAACGCCCCCACCGCCGTTGATATCTCGTGCTCACTGCCGGCGATTGGTTCAGCGGGGAAAAGCGCCTCGACGGCATTTTTTGTGGTGACATTTTTATCTGCCAGCTTGCCGAGCGGCCCCTGCAGCAAGGGCTCCAGATAGCGTTGCCGGCCGGTCTGCTGAATGTTGAGCGCTTGCGCATAATTGGCCTGCCCAGCGCGCGCTTCAGAGTTGATAGCGGCATCACGAACCGCTTGAGCATCCCGGCCAAATCCCGCCGCTCGCTGGACACTGCGGCCCTGCTGGACCGGAGAAGCGGCGTTTTCTGCCTGCTGATCGAGAAACTTCTTTACCTCATTCAAAAACCCAATGCTGTCATTAGGCAGATGCGCAACTTCGCGATTGAGTTGCGGGTCTCGGCGCACCGCCCTCTCGGCATTGAAAAAACCTGGAATAGCACGGACTTGCGCCATTTCCGCTTGTGATAACCGAAACGTCTTGGCCCTATCGTAAAACGGTTCGGAGACTTGATTGATTGTTTGGCGGACCCGCCCGAGTTCCCCCTCGGCCGCTGTTCCTGCTGCTGGCCCGATCGTTGAGGGCTGCGTGGTCTGCGGCGCAATGTTGGCTATTTCTGTCTCTGCTGCGGTCCTAATCTGCGCGGGCCGATCACCAAGAGCCTGCTGCATCGGCGCCCGCGTCTGCTTCGCCATCTCAAGGAGGCGCTGCATGTCTCTTAACACAGGCCGTCCAGTCACTTGACTGAGTGCTTCCGGCCACGTCAATGTCACACCCCGTTGCCCCGCATCCTGGATCAACGCATCGGCGTGCGTCACCGCTTGGTCATTCACATAATCCGGCATCTGCGCCCGGATGAATCGCTGCGCGGAACGCGGCTGACTCATCATAGCAGTCGCACCGCCGATCCCGAGGGCCGTTCCGAGACGAATCCACGGTTCTAGTGGATTGCCTTCGACCATCTGGCCCGCCGCTTCGGAACCCGCACCCGCCGCGCCTCCAATAAGCGCTCGTCGGGCAATCCCAGGAATGCCCCCGATCGCCGCGCCAGGGATAAACTCGGCGCCAGTCTGCACAATTTTTCCGGGCGTGGTCTTTGATTCGTAGAGTGGACCTGTAACCTTCTCGACTCGTTTTCTTATATCTTCGGAACCAAGAGTCGGAGGTCCCGAGGGTTGCTGTTGCGGCGGTGCCGCTCCAAGCTTCTCCTCAACCCAGTCAATACCACGATTGATGGCAGATGCGGCATCAACCGGGAAACCAGCCAAACCGATCGCGCCTTTCACCAACCCGATACCGGCTGACTTGCCGATATCCTTGGCCGTGTCCATGGCCGTAGGATCGGCGTCGACCGGCACAGCTCCCCAAGCGGATGGTCCCTCTACCGGGACGGCACCCCATGCCGATGGGTCTAAGGCTTCCGCCATTGCTTTCCATCCGGTCCGGTAAAGATTGCCCCTTTAGGAAGGGCATCATAGGCCGCCTTGTCCGCAGCCTTATGAGTCGGTGCGGTAGGTGACGGCACATCCCCGCCGATAGCCTTGAGATCATCCATTCCGATATTTTTGGAACGATCAAACGGTGACTTCAGGGGATGCTCTTTATAATATTTGTCGGAGATGTCCTGCCAATTATCCCAGTTTTCGCGCCGCTGTGCGAGCTTTGCCAATTCAATATCCTGCCGTGCGGTCTGCTTCAAAACGTCGATCATCATGAATGACCCTTTTGGGGTCAATAGCAGGCCAGGATTGTTCTGCATCGCCAGCCTAAATTCCATTTGTGACGGACGTTGGCTGATTTCCTTGACGGCCTGAGTTGCAAGTGAAAATCCCGTCTTTTGCGCTACTTCAGCTTCCGGCGTCCCAGCAAAATCTATATTGAATAGAGACGAAAGCGCTTGCTTTGCATGCAAAGTGTGCTCTGCGAATGGTCCAGTGGTAATGTTTCCGCCGCCTCGCTTCAAGGCGTCACCGATCGTGTCGAGACTTTGAATTCGCTTCTGAGCCGATCGGCCCGCGTCAACATACTCTTTGAGTACACCGGCTTGCGCTTTCCCCATCTCCGTGCCGAGGGCTTTGCCGCGCTCGAATTCAGGAATCGCCGGATCGCGAGCAATCTTCTGTTCATTCGTAAACGCCGCCCGTTCCTTTATCGCATCGCGAATCTTCTGCGCCATTCCGTAAGCATGGTCGGCCTGAGACTTTACTTGCTCGGCTTGAGCTTTGTTGCCGGTGACCGCGAGGCCGTTTGCGATATTGGATTTCTGGTCGCCGAGGCTATACCATCTCGCCGCCGTCTTTTCCGTGTATCCGGGAGGAAGACCCGTTGTCTGGTCCGGTGGCATTGCCCGTTGCCGCGCATCCCACTGCGTGAAGGCCGTTACGGGACCGCCAGCCGCTCCCGCCGCGTCCACATTCGCCCTTCCCCCGCCAGCCTGTGCAAGCGCAGTGGGAGCAGTACCGCCAACTGGCGCCGGCCCTCCCGATGGCGGCCCGCCCGCAAGAGATGGTCCAGCGCCGCCGACATTGTTGCCAACCTCTGCCGCGCTTATTGCCTCTGCGGGCCGTGATACTTCAGATGAAGCCGGGGCCGCCCCCATGGTTGCAGCCGAATTCCGCATCCATTTTTCGGCTTGCTGTTCTTGTTCCGGTGTCAATGAATCGGACGGATCGATGCCAAGCGCTTTGGCATAACGTCCAATCAACGGGGAGACATCGCGCTCGCCGAACACCTTGGTGGCGACATTGGCAAGGAATGTTTGATCACCTGAGTTGTCGGCACCTGAAGATGAATATCGCGGTTGTGACGCCTGCGCAGGTTGCGCCGCCGCTCCACGCGCGAAAGGCGCAGGCGTTGGCGCGGGCTCGTTTCCCTCCATCGAGGGCGGCTGTAACCCTGCATTCTGCTGCATCCACTTATTGCCATAGAGAAAGGGCAGCATCTTCTCGGCATAATCCCCGCCAAGCCCCAGCCTTTGCCTCACGATCGTGTTGGGGTCTTCGCTCGGCTGTCCGGTGTTGGGATCAATGATGGGCTGCTGGGAGGCGCGCATGCGCTTCATCTCCCGGCCCTTCATATAGGCTTCGGGGAGATCGGCAATTTGCTGGCCCAGCGCCAATCCGAAATTAGGATTGGCATACGCCGCAAAGTTCGGCGGCTGGACAACCATGTAGTCGGATGCGCCCACCTTTAATTCCCCTTGTCCTGATAGTGATAGGCGTTCATGGCGGGAAGGGCTCCTATGCCGGCAATGCCGTATTTCTTTAGGATGTCGATAAGCTTGTCATCGAAAACAACGTAGTTGCGGGTCTCGCGAGCTTTCTTTTGCTCATTGATCCACTTCCACGCATCTTCGCGGGTATCGAATGGTCCAGACTGTTTTATTTTGTCATAGTTTGCAGCATAGAACTTGCCGCCTTCGCTCATCGCGTGATAGTCCGCCTGCTGGCCCCGCGACCCCTGATCCAGATACTTGATGCCGGGGATGCCGGCTTCGCGGAGGGACTTGGTGGCGGCCTCTGCATTACCTCTCCGGTTCCTATCTTGGAGAGGTCGAAGCGGTCAAAGTCATGGGGCGATCCGTGATAGGCGGTGATGAAGTCGGAGAGGGTGCCGGTCTTCTCTGTTCCCAACGACTTGAATCCAACTCGCTCACCGCCGGCTACAGGTTTGGCGGGCTCGGCAGCAGGCTTGTTGGCAAGCCGCTCTTTGAGCTTTGCTTGATAGTCCGCCGATCTCTGACGGGCGGCGGCTTCTTCGGCTTCGGTGAGGCGTGGGGCGGTGCTGCCTGTCGCATCGCCGCGTTGGGCTCCAGCAGACTGGAAACCGATACGGCCCTTCGATTCGACTCTAAACACTGGCGATCCATCCGGCGTTTCGAACCGCCCCAGGTGTGGGGCTTCCGGCGGCCCTGCCCGGAATACCTTGTCAGGTGACATCTGGACGTTGTAGCCGGCCCGGTTGAGCGCCATCCAGCGGTTGGCGGCGTCTTGCGTCACGGTGCCATCGGAGAGTAGCGGCTTGCCTTCCTTGGCCGCGATGCCGGCCGCATGCTCGTACATGGCGGTGCCGTGACCCTGGCCCTGCATTTCCGGGGGAAGACGCGCATCCCGGACATGGATGGCGTCTTCGCCCTTGACCTTGCTGCGATAGGCGGTGAGGCCCCAGGATAGATTCTTTCCCCATTCGGGGACTTCCATGTCATGGGGAGCGATGTTGATGCGGGTGCCGTCGTCGACAACTTTTAGGGCTGTCGGCTGCACAAGCCTTCCCCCCGCCATCCCCGCCGTCGCGCCTTCCTCACCGAAAGGGTGTGGGCGCACTTTCTTCGGATCGAATACCGCATATTGCGTATCTTCGCCGCCAACTCGGAAGATTACTCCGTCATGCCCCATCTTCTGAATTTCGCGCCTAAATGCCTCACCAGATGCGCGAGTGATCCCTTGCGGATGAATATCACGGCTCAAAGAGCGCCCGTCAGGCAAACGGCCATCTTCAATTATCAACGGGTTTTTGAGATCAGACGCAAGCGACATGACGCGCTGTGTGTCGCCCGCACCCCCATAGTGCGGCGATGTGGCGTAATCGGATGCCTGCTCCTTCGATGGTGTGAAATAGACAGCCTTCCCGACTAGGCCGGGATCGGACTTGCCAGCATTGCGCAGATTGAATGTGTCGAATGCGGACTTGGTGCCATGGTATCCGCGGATTGCCGTTCCCATTGCTCCCGATTCTACCGCTTCCGCACCAGCCTTCAACCCTCTTGCCCCCGGAGGCGCAGCCATCCCCAAGATAGCCCCGCCGAGTTCCTGCCACGGTTCCTGGCTTTGCCCCATCATCACCCTCCCCAACTGCCCAAACGGCTCCGAGGCCGACGCCACGGCCGATTTGACGGCTTCCTGCACGTCGGGACGGTTTCCGATCACGTCGGGTTGGGCTATGCCCATCTGGCGGATGTCCTCGCCGGGCTTCGTGATCCCCAAATACGGCCCCAGAAGTTCTGCCAGCGACTTGCCCATCACCCTCGGCGGGGGTTCTGGGGGCGCTTGCGCGAGCCATTGGCTCAATGGGCCGGCATAGGAGACATCGGACATGGATGCCCTGCGTCAGTAGAGCCCAGTCGGTCCCTGTGCCGTTGGCACAGGCGGCTGCGGGCCTCCGAACTGCGGGGCACCAGGAGTCATTCCTGGCCTTGGCTGTTGAGGGCCGCCCATTTGCGCGAGCCATTGCTGCAAGCGCTGCCCCCATCCTTGTCCGAAAGGGGGCTGGCCCTGCATTCCAGGCGGCTGTCCAGGTTGCTGAGGCATTCCCTGCATCTGGGCCGGCGGTCGGATATTCATCGGGCCTGCGGCCTGCCCCGGCTGTTGTCCGGGCTGCTGAGGGCGTTGTGTGAGATTGTTGCCGATGTTGCTCGCAATGCCCTGCCAGTCCATCAAGGGAGCAGCATAGCTCGGCGCGCCGACCGTCATATAGGGATTATCGGGCATGAATTGTGCTCCTATGCCGCAGCAGCGGCCGGTGCCGCCTTCATGAAGTTTCCAAACAGGTTAGAACCAAGGTTAAGTCCCCCAGCTATCGCCCCAAGTCCCGCTTGGGATGCTGTCAGGCGCGCGAGATCGGCGTTGGCATTCGCATTGCCGATCGAGGTATCCGCACCATACTGGGCGTTGCCTTGGCCAACGTAATTCTGATTGAGTTGGTTTCCGAGCCCCGAATAAAGCCCGCCGATCCCGCTCGCAGCCTGATTCTCTTGATTTAGGTAGGGTTGCAAGTTTGAGATATACTGCCCCCAACTTTGGTCTGCCAGACCAGTCCCATATTTCATCAGATCAAGATTGGTATTTCCCGAAGCCAATTGTCCGGACTTGGCCTGATTGGCAAGGATCGCATCCATGCCCTGCTGTTTCTGAAATTGATAACCAGGATTGTTCTGGAACGCGGCAACGGCCGCGGCATTTCCCTCCGGTCCATTAAGCCCCAAAGCATTACCGAGGGCCGTCCCACCACGCATCGCCTGTGCATAATCCTGCATGAACGGCTGCAAGCCGGCGGCATAATTGGTCTGAAGCGCACCGCGCCCCTGCCCAAACGATTTGGTAAGATCGCCGATGCCCGCATTGATGCCGGCGATCTGGGAGTTGGCGGCGTCGCGCTGGGCTCCGGTAGAAAACACGTCGAACAAACCCATAAGTTGTACTCCGCGTTTCTTAAAGCAGAAGATTTATCGACCGCGCAAATTCAAGATGGTCGCTATGTCACCCGAATCATTAACACTGACCCGTTCCTGTATGCCTGACCGATCCGCACTCCAGCCACCGCCGCCGCCCCGTCATTCGCCGCATTGATCAATTGCGTCGGTGAGCCGAATAGACCCCCAGCAAGTGCCCTAACGCACGCATCGAGCTTCGCCATATACTGCGCAAATGGCTGTGTTGGCTTGTTTCCGTGTGTGACCCAATCGAAATTTGGTTGTGGCAATGGTGTGTCGGGAGGGGCGGCCATTACTTTTCCTTCACCATCTCCGACTCATCAACAAACATTGCGATGGCTGTCTGGACATTATACTCACGCGAACTGTCCAGTTCCCTGTCAGATTCTTTGATATGACCCACCACAATCTTGATGGTGATGCGATCGCCGTTCTCCAAAAGGAGTCGTGTGCCGCCGCCGTCTCGCTCTATAGTATAGTCCATCACCTATGCTCCCACATCCCGCGCATCGCTCGCCTGTGTCGCTTCCAGGAATCCGCAATAGACGGGATCGCTGACATCGATCCGCCACCGGCATCCCATCGGCCCAGAGAGTCCCATTGACTTGACGGACGCCCGTGGGCGCTGCGTCTGCCCTTGCTTGCCGAGATATCTGATCAGCGGATTGCCCCAGCGATTGCCGCCATCCTTCGAAAGCGAAATGGCGACGGCAGGATTGATCTCATTTGGCGGACTCGTCACATCGACCAGCGTCCCTCCGGAGACATAGGCGTGGACGAACACGCTCCCTATCAATTCCACATGCGTCTGATCGATGATGCGCAACGGCCATGTGCCATTGGCTTCCGTGGTGCCGGTGATACCTGACACGATGCCGGTATCGTTGGTAGCCATCCGTGCGGTATTGCTCACCGTGAGCCGCACGAGGCCGCCGGTTCCCGCTGCTGCACCGAAGACATTCACGAGAACATTCGCAACCGCGATGCCTACGCCTTTGTCGAATTGGAAATCAGCCCGCGCAATGCGCAACAGATTGGGGAAGTCTGCGACGGGACCGCTCTCCATCCTGAAGAGCAAAACCGCGCCGTTCTCGCTAAAGTTGGTGACATCGATCCATAGGAGGTTGCCGCCCGCCTGATCGCCGCCGAGCCACTTGTTGAAGGCAGGATGCCCACAGGTAAAACGCCAGCGGCCGAACGATCCCGTGGCGACAGAGAGCGACCAACGCTCATTCCACTTGTTGGTCGAAAGATTGAATTCCCATGTCCATGCCGGCGAGGACAGCGCCCAGAACTTCTTGCCGCCATAGGCGTAGACGCCGGCTTCTAGGAGATTTCCGGCCCGTACCTGGCCCTCGATCAGGCGATCTAGGTCTGGCGGTGAAATCTTGGTCGGTGCGAACTGACCAGGCTGACAGAGATACACTCCGAAGTCTTGCGCGACCCAGATCAGAACCGAAAATCCGGTTTCCCATCCCGCGATGGCATTGGCCTGCACCAATCCGTATTCGATGACGGAGAGCCGCCCGTAAGGGAACGCAGGCGCAACGCCCGCCACGTCCTGCCATATCTCGCATGATCCCGTGGTGAACAGCCACAACATGCCAGAGAAGGCGATACCGCGCAGCAGTATCACGTCCGACTTGGCCTGGCAGGTAATGAAGGTTATCGTGTTGATTGTGGTAACAGAATTTAATACCGAAGCAAAACAACGTCCATCGGCAGCCGTAAGAAAAAAATACCCATCTTGAAAACATACTGAATTAAATTGCGGACATCCAGGATTAACCCATGGCGTCGGGGCGATGGGCGTTCCCTCGGGAGGAACCGGACCTGGTGCCGCAAGTAGATAGGCCCCATTATCGATATCGACCGCAACCACGTCAGGCAAAGGCAGCCGTTGATTATGGGCGATCGAGACTTTCTTCGTTCCAGGCAGCGCGCCCAGCAGCGTCACGCCGCCATTGGCGTCGACCGTGTAGACGTTTGCCCATACCTCGAAACTGAGATTGTTGACAATCAAACCGCCACGATACGCTACGACCTCGGGAGTAATCGCGAACAGAGAAAAGCCTGGCTGTCTGCGCCAGACCTGCGGAGCCGGTGCCGACGATCTCCCGGCCGATGGATCGCCAAGCGGTTCTGCAGAACAATTGATGAGCCTGCCCGCGCTCTCCTGCGAATTGGCGCCGGGGAAAGACGACAGCGGCCAGGGGATTTGAGTGGGTGAGCCTGGTTCGGCCATCGGTCACCCGCGCTTACTGCTCTTGAGCCTTGGATTGCATATAATTATGAGTATCCTGCTCCATAAACTTGTGCATATTTTCATAGCGCTGATCGGCCTCATCTGGCGTCGCATAGGACGGGAATTTGTCCCAACCTGTACGCTCGACATTATCAAGTGCAGTCTTGTTTGGAACATCCATCACCTGTCCTGTGACGGGATGAGTGTATAGTTCGGTTTCACGTTTGCCATTCCACACCGTTGGAATATTGTAAAACATTCCGTTATGCTCTTGGACTGCCTGATAAAGCGACGATCGGCTTCCGTCTGAATTATCGACGCCGCCAGCACCCCACAAATTTGATAGATGCCGATGATACAGCGCTTGTTCTTGCGGATTAAGATTTAGTGCCTTCATCGCCGCATCAAAATTGTGCGGACCCATCACCTGAGACTGCGACGGCGATGGCCGCATTTTGCTCATCTGTTTGTCGCTAATCACGCCGCTTCGATATAGAATATCAGCTCTATCAGCCATCTAAAAATACAGTCACGTTCATCAAAAATACTCCACCCGCAACACTTCCTGCGTGGGCCTAGCGCGGGATATCTGCTTGAGAGACTTCGCCGCCGCACCGCTGCCGACCGGAGTCCCGGCAGCACCGCCGAGCCCCCTGTTGACGAGATCGGTAAGGTATTGCCCCGTCGTTCCGAACTTGGTTGCAACTTCTCCCGCCACGATATCGGCGAGATCGGAAAAGAACACGCCGGGGATGGTGTTGCTGTCCGCGATGTAGACGATTTCCAGGCCCGCCAATTTTCTCATTATGGCGTCGAGTTTTTCCTGTACGTAATTATAGTCTTCCGGGTCAATCGGCTGCCCGGCCGAGAGCACGCCGATATTGGCGAGCGTTTCGGTGATGAGATCGGCTTGGGTACGGTAAGGGGAAGTGGGGGGCATGAGTTACGCCGCTTCCTTCAGTTGATCCCGCTTCGCATCGAGGAACGGACGCAAATAATTCTCGTCCTTCTGCTCGCACCCGCATTTCTCACGCAGGTTTGCCTCCCCCTCCCAGCGCTGATCGAGCTGGCGTATAGTGTTTGTTTCCCTGATCCAGCCCATCGCATAGCCGCGATATTGGTCTGCATCGGTCGGAAGCCGCTGCGAGCCCAGCCTACGTTCCGCACGCACGCCGTCGACCATGAATCCAGAATTGCCGCGGGCAAGCTCGACCACGGAAATGCGCCCATGGACGCCGCGGGAGCGGATTTCGCCCTCCGGACCGGAGGTCTCCTTCCGCGTCAATGACTCCACCGTCGCATTCACAGGAACCTGCACCGGCACATTGAGCTTGAAGTCGATGCCCCAGCATTTCGTTTTCGATGGGCCTTCCTCGTCGACATAGGTGATTTCGACGAAATCCCGCTCGGGGGACTCTCGGCGCTTGCGGCGACCATCGACTTTTTCTTCGGGAGGAAATGCAAGGGCTTCGTTCGTGTCTTCGTTCATGATGAATCCCTATGAATGATGATGAATTTGAGAGCGGCAGCCCTTCCCAGGGGAGGACGAAAGGCCGCCGCCCAACGGTTTCCGGCGGTGCCGCCCGCCGGTCGCCGATTAGGGCTGGGGAGGCACCGGAACGGTCACGTCCGGCATGGCCGCCGCCACGATGGCCTCAAGCTCCGCAATATCCCCCGGAGCTATCGGCGCGTTGTGCCTGGCATTTGTTTTTATGCTGGTCAGGACAGCCCGCAGACGATCCACCATAGACGCCTCTTCATGCGGATGATCCAGATCATAGGGCTCCATCTCAGGA